TCACAAGATAGATATTATTGATTCTATTATGGAAGAATTAGATGTAGAATTCTCCCGTAGAGAAAAGAATCAAGTGATATGGGAAATAAGAGACCCAGGATTTGTTTATAAACTTAATAGGTTAGTTCCTGAACGTAAGTTAAATATGAAGTTATTAACTCGATTAACTAACCCTCAATTAAGTATCTTATTAGAGAATATGAGATTAGGGGATGGTTGGTCGATATGGGCAACCGGAGATAAAACTCAAGGAGAATTACTTCAGGCTTTGGTAGTACTTTGTAACAACACCTCAAGTATGTATGAATTATCACATGAAGGTGACATATCTTATTTTAAAGATAAGAAACCAAGTAAATATGGTCAAGAGTTTGTACGGGCCACTAAAACTAGTTATGGAGTAAAATTCTCTAATTTTAGGAAATCAGTAAACACCAAGAATACTTACAATTCAGAGAATAATTTAACGAAAGAGAAGTATGTAGGTAAAGTATGGTGTCCTACTGTAAAATCTGGAGCTTTCTTTACAAGGGTAATTGGTGAAGATAAACGATATAGAACTTTAATCACGGGTAATTGCCAGGGTGCTGCAGCAAATATGACTAATTTTGGAGCTATCCTTGTTTATTGGTTAATGAGACAAGGTAAATTACCCCGTATGCTTGAAGTAGCAACTGTTCATGATGCAGCCTATTTTTACTCAAAGCCTGAATATATTAATACTTGGACTGTTTTTAAAATATGGGATATATTGAGAAACCCTAGTACTAAGAAATATTTTGGTTTTCAAGTGGATGATGTAACTCTATCAATGGATTTTACAATAGGCCGGTCAATGGCAGAAGAATTACCTTTTATTCCAGGATATGATTATACTAGAATGTTAAAACCAGACTTTTCGGTAGAAGAGTACATGGAGGAATATCATAAGTTTAAGAATCGTAAAATTGGTAATTTTAGTGCAGCTTCACCAGAAGTATTTATGGAACTATATAAAAAGGAAATCCATAAATATCAACGAGAATATGAAAAATCGAGAAAAGGGTAATATACCTGGGTTTAGTAATTATTACATATCACGTACTGGAAAATTATACTCGAAATTTACTGGTAGTTGGAAATTAGTAAAACCCGCTATGAAAGATAATGGTTATTTATCTAACTCTTTAGTAGGAGACGAGGGTAAACGGAAGAACTTTTATAGACATAGGTTAGTTGCTTCTATTTACATCCCTAACCCAAACAATTATCCTCAAGTATGTCATAAAAATAATAATCCAGAGAATAATCGAGTAAGTAATTTATATTGGGGCACAGCTAAGATGAACATTGGTCAATGTATAGAAGATAAAAGATTTTATTTTGTGGGTAAAGAACGAGAACGTAAGGTAAATGTAGAATTATTAATTTCTATGTATATAGAGGGTATACCTAGAAAAGATATACTGGAAGAATTCGGTATATCAACTGGGGTATTATATAAAATATTACGATGTAATAACATAAAACTAAGGAAATGAAAAAGATTTTGAACGGACCCACTGTATGGCGAGCTAAGTGCCCATACTGTGATTGTGAATTTGAGTATGATTATTCAGAAGTGGATTCACATACTTTTGCTGATTGTAAATTGGTTAAATGCCCAGGTTGCAATAGGTATCTTCATCATAAAGATAATGCTAAATCCACTACAGAAGCGAAAAGAGAGGATACTATGTCTACATAAATAATAAAAATTTATGAGATTATGGCAACACAGAAAGAGATTGATAATGCAAGCAAATTAACTGCCCTTACTTATATGGTTGCAGGTTGCTTAGGTTATTCTATCGAAAATTTACTTAAGTATTTAGATGGGGTTAATCTAAGGTTGAGTGGACAAGAAAAAATGTTACTTAACCGATTAAAGACCCAGTTATCTCAAGTACAAACTAATCTTACTACTTTAGAGGGATTGGCTTTTAAAGTGATGGCTACAGATGAGGATGGTAAACTTGCTTATGAAGATGCCACCCATATTTATTGGGCTGCATTTTTAGTATTATTAGATAGAGGGGGAACTGATAACTTATGCGACTTACGATTAAGAGCTTTAGTAGATAAGATTAGTCCCTATAAATCTCTTCTTAGATTGCCTGGTATGAGTTTAGCTTATCAAATGGCTTTTGCTCAAGTATCTAATGCTATAAGTAAAGGCGAATTTAGTAAGGAAGACTTTAAAAACCTATTAGAAGTTTATGAAGACGGAGCTAAAAAAACTAAAGGTTAAATTTGAGGGTAGGACCCTAGAAATTGATATTCAAAAAGAATTGTCTATCAATGAGAATATCATTAATTCTCAGCTACGAGAATCTCCTTCTAATTATTATATTCTTTGTTCTCTTAGAGATAAGTATATAAAGGAAAGAGATTTACTAGCAAGGGAAAAGGATGAAGCCTATTCCAATGCTTGGGTATATTATAAGGATGCCAATGAAAGGTGGAATAACGAATATGTTTCTCATAAGGCAAATCTTAACAAGAAGTATTCTTCCATTTATGAGAGATACTTAAAAGCTGTAGAAAAAGCAAATAAGTTCATAGCTATATGTAAAGCTTATGAGAGTCGGGAGAATATATTAAGAACTATTAATGCGAATCTAAGAAAGGGTTAACCCATTGAACTATAAATAATTACTAACTTTTAAAAACAGTATTAGAATATGAATTATTCAATGACATTTATCTCACCTCTTGTGGCTGAGAAATTTAATCAAGAATTACCTGGATGCCCTACAGAAAACCGGGTACTTATTTTATCTCCAAAGGAGGTAAACCAAACTAAATCGGGTTTGATTATCCCTGAACAAGTAAAAGAGGGAGTTCCTCGTAAAGGAGTTGTAGTAAAGAGTGGGGAGATTACAGAAGAATATAAAACCTATCGGGAATTGGTGGGCATAGGTAGGATAGTTACCTATGGTTTGTATGCGGGTAAAGAACTTGAATTCGAAACAGATAAATTATCTCCTGCTCTTCAAAAGATCTTAGAGAAAAACGTTCTTACCGTATTGAGTATGAATGAGGTAGTCTATTCAGAACCGAACAATCAAAATTAATCATTATGATAAAAGATAAGAAGAAAAAGAAAGTTTCATCAGAGGGACTTTCTACAAAAGAAAAGATGCTAGCTAGAAAGAAACAGCTAGAATCTAAGGGAAATGGTAGTGGGTTAGTATATCCAAAAGAAGGAACTCTGAGAATGAGAATTAAGTCTCCTGGTGATGACCAAGAATTGGGTATCGAAATTATTCAATTCTACCTGGGAGGCAATTTGGGAGGAGTTATATCTCCGGCTACTTTTGATGAACCTTGCCCATTTATGGAGAAGTATCAAGAATTGAAAAACTCTAAGGATGAAGACGACAAGGAACTTGCCAAGAATCTGGTACCAAGAAGAAGATATGTTATTGGTGGTATAATCTATTCAGATGAAAAGGGTAGTAAGGTAGATTATGAAGGCAAAGATAAGGGAGTTTTAGTTCCTCGCTCAGTATACCAGGATATCATTGACCTATACCTTGATGAAGATGAGGCAGGTGATATGACCGACCCAAAAACTGGTTATGATATTAAGATAATACGTTCAGGGTCTGGTAAACTAGACACCACTTATTCTGCTCGTGCTTGCAAACCAACTAAGTTGGACAAGAAATATCAAGGTACAATTGACCTTGAGGGTATAGTTCGTTCTCAAATCAAATCCTATGATGAGTTGGAAGATTTACTTTCACAGTATCTAAATGAAGACCACGGTGATGATGAGGAAGATAATCCAAAGAAGAAAAAGAAAAAGGGAGTTCACAAAGACCATTACATGGAAGACGATGAACCCAAGAAAAAGAAAAGAAAATACAAATCGGATATTTAAGGGTTAGTAATAATATGGTTTCATTCGAAGGTGATAATTAGATTCGTTCGGTTATCACCTTCTTTAGTTTAAATACATTACATTATGGCAAAGAAATCGAAAGTGGGTTTAAAGGTACCAACAAAAAATGAGATATTAAAGAAATATGGGGGCATGATGAGATTGGCTTCAGAAACTGTAGAATCAAATCTATGGTTGCCATCAACCTTCTTTGCTCTCAACTATACCTTTGGTGGTGGTATACCATTCGGTAAAATTTTAGAAGTAGCTGGAGAAGAATCATCTGGTAAATCTCTTATTGCCTATAACTTTGCATATACTTGTCAACAACTCGGAGGACATGTCATATGGGTAGATGCCGAACAATCTTGGATGAACTCTTGGGCAGAAATTAATGGAGTAGACCCAGAAAGAGTTACAGTATTAAATGATACTCGTATAGAATATATTTCTGATGCTGTAGCAGACTTAGCAATCTATCTTCGTTCTCAATTAACTAATAATGAACCGATTCTCTTAGTGATAGATTCTATTGCTGCTATGGATTGTGCAGATAACATAGATTCTAAAATGGTAGAGGGTAAGGCTGAAATGGGAGGTAGAGCAAAAGCTCTTTACAAATACTTCCGTATCAGAAGTGAACTATTCTATAGATTAGGAGTTACACAGATTTACATTAACCAATTAAGAACTGCTTTAAATGTCGGATTCGGAAAAGATAACACAACTACTACAGGAGGTGCAGCACTTAAGTTCTACGCTTCAATCAGAGCTGCCTTTTACTCAGGCAGGTCTATCACTGTTAAACAGAAAGGTAAAGAACGGAAAGCTGGTAAATTGGTCACAATCCGACTTATTAAAAATAAGGTTGCTCCTCCAAGACCTACAATCAGTAAGTGCCCGGTTTACTTCAATCCTAAGTTCCATGAAGTAGGTTTTGATAGATGCTATGCTCTTGAGGATGTATTGGTAGAAAATGATATCATAGAAAAATCTTCAGGTGGAGTATATAAGTTCAAAGGAAAAACTCTTGCAAGAGGGGAAGAGAAATTCCAAAAGCTTTTGGAAGAGGATGATGAACTTCGTCGTAAACTATTAAAGAAGGCCGAGATAAATACTATCGGTACAACTAGAAAGAAGATAGTAGCATTGACTACTAATTTATATCCAGTAGATGGAGTAGAATATGAATCATTTAACGAATCGGAAGACGAAGAGGAGGTAGAAGATGAATAAAAAGGAGGTAGAGGGTATAGAGAAAGTAATTAAAGAATACCTTAAAAAGAATTTGAGAATTGAACCAAGAGTTAGATACTTAGATGCTTATAGTTCTGCTGAGAATTATCTTGATATCTATCTTGGTAACGAAAAGATTCAAGAAGTTTCACTTTATGAATTCGATTTTAGAGTATGAGTAAGAAAACAATATTATTGATTGATGGAGAAAATATCCTCCATCAATCCTTCCATAAGTTCGAAAAACTTAAATCTACTGATGGAAAACCCAGTGGGGCAATATTTGGACTTTTTAAATCCCTGCATATGTATCTTACGAGGTTTGAACCAGATGGGGTTTATATTTCATTCGATAATGGTCATTCACCAGTAAGGACGAAGTTATTGCCCAATTACAAGGGGCATCGAAAAAATATATCAATAGATTATGAGTCATTGCAAAAGCAAAAGGCAATCATAATGAAAATGCTGGGTATGCTAAGAATTAATTATATCTTCGATAAAAAGAAATCTACAGTATATGAAGGAGATGACTTCTTAGCATATCTTGCAATTAAAAAATTCCAATCCGAGAAAATGATACTTATATCATCGGATAAAGACTTTAATCAGTTGCTATCAAATAACCTGAGGATATATAATCCCAGAAAAGATGAGATGATAAGGATGGATAATTGCAAAGAATTATTCGGATATCATTCTCATGAGACAGTAGAATATTTAGCAATGGTTGGAGATACTTCCGATGATATATCTGGGTTTCCTGGTATAGGTCCAGTAAAGGCAAGGAAAATACTCGATGAAGGTAGGATTGAGAAATTCATTGCTCAGAGTAAGAACAAAGAATATCTTCAAATATGGAAAAGGAATGAGCAATTGATTGACCTCTTCTGGTTTGTAAGACATAACCCATTGGACAAGTTACCACTTAAGTCAAAGAAGAAGTTTAAGTATGAGAAATTCAAAGAGCTTTGTATCGAATACTCTTTAGCATCCTTCTTGACAAATGAATTTATAAAACCCTTTAAAGAATTACATCATGAGTAAACGTATAATGTTTGTAGGTCCCTCAGGTATAGGGAAAACTACTTTAGCTAAGTATGTAGCTAAGAGAGAAGATCTACCTTTTATTTCTGGTAGTATGTCAGATTTATTACCTGCTACTGAAGGGGTATCACATAATGAAATATTATCCCTCGGTTCGGAGGCAATGTATAAAGCAGATTTTCAACTTCTGAACAAAAGGAATAGGTTATTCAAGGATAGAGAATACTTTGTAACTGATAGGAGTTATGCAGATTTGGCTGCTTATTTTTGGTATAAGCAATCAAGAACTTTACCAGAATGTGAAATGGAACATTTTTTCTGTCAATGTAAGACTTTAATGGAAGATCAATGTGATGTAGCAATCTTCTTACCATTAAATCTAGATACTTATAAGCATTGGTCAATGGAAGATAATGGTAAGAGAATACTTAACAGATTCTTCCAAGTTCAGATATCATCTCTTATGGGGGAATTGCTTGCAAATTGGGAAATACCCACTATTTGTATATCTGAGCTCGATTTAGGTATGAGAACGGAACAAATCAATTACCATTTAGATAGGATATGGGGAAAGAAGTAATAGCAATAGCCTTTTCAGATTTGCATATTAATCTCTGGGCTAAGTTCAATGAGAATAATCACAGGACCCTGAATAGTTTCAGGGTTTTGTCGATTATACAAAAACAATGTAGGAAGTATAATTGCCCAGCTTTATTCTGTGGGGACTTATTTCATAAGCCCGAGAATATGGACCAAGAACTTGATGAGATATGCTATAAAGAATTTAATAAGTACAATGATTATGACCCTCTATGGGTATACGCTATTTCAGGGAATCATGACATCAAGAAGGTAAGTAAAGCTGGTACACCTCCCTATAGCTGGCTTTATAGAGTAGAAAGGTATGGGATTTATATATTAGATTATGGGTCTGCTATCTTATCTTCTAATCATAAGGATATAAAAGTATATGGTGTACCTTATATTGATAATAATGTCGGTCTAAGTGAATATTTAAAGAATATTGAATTAGATAAAAGTCTTAAGAATATACTTTTACTACACACGGATTATCCAGGAGCAAAGGACACCGATGGTAGGGAAATAGATTCTGTAGAGAATCTTAATGTTAACCTTCTCAATAAGTTCGATTTAGTATTATGTGGACATATTCATAAACCTCAAAGACTTTCGAAAAAGGTCTATATGATTGGGGCAACTAACCATCAAAGAAGAACCGATAGAGATTGCGAATTGGGTTATTGGAAAATATATGAGGACCTATCAATGAAGTTCATCCCTTTAAGGGAATTCCCGAAATTCATTGATGTAGAATCTGAGGAAGATATTAAAGATGATGGCAATTATTATACTGTGATTCCCAAGAAAACTAGTACTCCCGTTAATAACAAACATAAGATTACTAAGCAACTTTCTAAGAAGTCACTAGCAAAGAGGTACTTAAAAGAGAAAGGTATCAATGATAAGGTTAAATCGAACCTATTAATAGAAACACTTAAAAAGGTAGAGTCATGCTAAGTTTTATGAATATGGATGTAGTGGGTTTTTGTTCAATAGAAACCCTGCATCTACAACTAAATCCAACTTGTACCATCCTTATCAAGGCACCAAATGGGAAAGGGAAATCAACTATTCTATCGGCATTAGTATGGGCAATATATGGGAAAAATCTAAAGGGTGTATCTGATGTAAATACCTGGAAGGAAGTAAGACCCAAAGATTACAAGGGGACTATGGTCCAGGTATTCTTCCAAAAAGACACCCATACTTATAAGATTATCCGATGTCAAAAATATGAAGAAGTACTTGAGGATGGTGCAAAGGGCAAAGACCGATTAGTATTCATCAAAGATGGTGATATAATTGACATCAAGTGTAAGGGTAAGATACAAGATGCCATAAACCGAGAGATAGGTTTATCATATACTCTGTTTATGAATTCTATAATGTTTGGTCAGGGCATCAAACGATTAATACAAGAATCTAATTCTGATAAGAAAAAGATATTCGAAGAAGTATTTGATTTAGAATTCTTAAACCTTGCCAAAGGCATTGCATTACAAGATAAAAATAATATAGTGGCCCAGATAAATGAGGTAGAGCATCAATCTCAATTATTAAAGAAAGAATTAGAGGCAAACAAGGAGGCTTACTTCGACTTAAGAGATAGAGAGAAGTCCTTTAAGAAGAAGAACAGAGAAGAAAGGAAATCCTTGAAGCAAGATAGGGAGAAACTAACCAAGTTACTGATACAAAAACAAAAACAGATTAAAGATGAGGTAGATGCTTCTATAAAGATTAAGATTAAAAATCAGAACAAATTAATCTCTGATATCAGGGGTAAATTGAATAATGCTAAGAAGATATCCAATGTATCTCTCAAAGAGGTCATTAAGGAATTAGTAATACAGTTAGAAGGAGGTAACTACAAACGTGCATTACGAGATGCTAAATCAATATATAATGCGTTCTCTGATATTGAAAAATATGAGAAGAAATACTCAAAAGCCCAAGATAGGTTGGAAGAATTAGAGAACGTGGATGAACGATATAAGAAATTGAAATCTGATTGTGATGATATTGCTGATGACCTTGCTTCTATTGAAGAAGATTTGGCCAAGCTCAAACAGGAAAAGCTTAAGGTCATGTCTCCCAAGTATAAACAGAAGCTTAAAGAGATTAGGAAAAACTTACGGAAAGTTGATGAGGATTTTCATAACAAAGAATTAGAGTTAGAGAATTATAATTGGTTAATTAATGACCCTCTTGGTAATAATGGGATTAAGGCCTATCTCTTCGATTCATCTCTTGAATTCCTTAATAGAACTCTGGACAAGTATTCAGAGGTACTTGGGTTTAGAATAGAGTTCAATATAGACCTGGGAACTGCAAGAAAAGATTTTGTTACTCTAATAGAAAGGGATGGGATGATTATGGATTATGATGAACTTTCGGGAGGTGAAAAACAATTATGTAATGTAGCAATGGCTTTTGCCATGAATGAATCTCTCATAGCATCTAAGGGTATTAATATTGCATTCCTTGATGAGGTATTCGAATCTTTAAGTTCAGATAATGTAGAAGTAGTTACATCATTGATACGTCACATATTCAAAGAGAAAACTTTATTCTTGATAACCCACTTGGATTCACTTCCTCTCGGTAATACCAAAATCCTGCAAGTGGAAAAGACCCAAGGCCTGAGTAAGTACCAATTACTATAATGGTATATAAAATACAATACACCATTATATCATGAACTCTAAGAATAAAGGAAATCGATTCGAAAGAAAGATAGGGGCTTGGTTTACGAAATGGACCGGGTACAAATTTGAAAGAAACAGAGCCGGGAGTGGAGCTTGGCATTCAAACAAGGACTCCACTTCTGATTTAACCTGTACTGATGAAAGGCATGCTCATAGATGTAAGATATCTATTGAATGCAAGAATTATAAAGAGATTAAATTTGAACATCTACTCTTAGGTAATAAGGGATGCGATATATTGAAATTTTGGGAACAAGCTTCTAAGGATGCAAAAAGAGCAAATAAAGTTCCCATACTCTGTATGAGATATAATTCAATGCCCTCAGAAGAATTTTTCTTTGTAGTTGGAAAGGGTCTATCTTCCGTATTATATAAACCCCTATTCGATAAAGCCAATATTATGGTAATCGATGTACCAAAGATAGATGAGATTCTTTATGTATTCATGGCTAGTGATATACTGAAGAATGTAAACTATAAGTTAGTACATAAACAAGCTAAGTTAATTCTTAAAAATCGGTAACCCATGAAGAAGCATACCCCATACTCATATTGTATATTTTACCTTGAAAGGAAGTACTGTGATAAAATTAATAAAGAACTTAAAGAAAAGGGGTATGACCAAATCAAGGCAATTATTCCTATGGTAAACGTATTAAGAAAAACCACAAAGGGTAAGATGGTATTCGAAGAAGTACCAGTATTATTCAATTATGGTTTTATGAGAATGCCCACTAAATTAGCATTCTCAAGGCCCTTTCTTAATAAGTTACGTAGGAATATATCTGGTATCAGAACTTGGTTACGTAATACCGAGACAATGCACCCAAGAAAGAAAAAGGTAAGGATTGACAATGCAGAAGACTTTGATGATTTTTCTTTAGTGGCTACTTGTAGTAGAAAAGAAGTAAGGCGATTTAAACGTATTGCTAGAGAGAACAAGAAGTTTTCGGTAGATGATTTAGTCAATGTAAAACCGGGAGATTACTTAGTATTACGAGGTTATCCCTATGAGGGAGTAGATGCTACAGTATTAGAGGTTGACCATCTTTGTAAAAGAGTAAAAGTCCTTATATACCCAGAAATGGGAAGGATGGAAGTATGGTTACCCTTTGACAACGTTATCTATAGTGTATATTTAAACCATGACCCAGATAAGCTTTATGCTAATTCTGGTGAATATGACCCCAATCAGATAACCAATGAAGCAATTGATAGTATAATGAGATATAGAAGAATTTAATGTTATGAACGAAGCTCAACAAAAAGCCTGGAGTTGTTTAATTGATAAAGAACAACAGTCATTATTCCTTCAATTATCCGAAAGTAAATCTTCATGGGAAGCTGGTGAAATTTTAAAGTTATCTCATTACAAGTATCTTGAAATCCGAGAACGGTCAGAAAAATTCTTTAGGCTATTCTCGGATTTTTTTGAGAAACACACTTCTATCTTTCGACCAGATTGTCCCTGTGAGAGAAACTTCCAAGATTATATGGAGGGATGTTTAGAGAAAAGATTAAAGAGAAAAGATGCCAGTATATATACTGGGGACTCTACTCAATTACTCCCAAAAGTAAACTCTAAGAATATAGAGAGGAATATGAGGAGGTTAAAAGAGTCTGACGATGAATGGGATATAGATACTCTAAGATTAATTCTTGAATTTGATAGGTGGAATAATTTTAGAATACTACCCAGGATGCTACAACAGCCTTCTGCATTTAAAAGGAGGTCGAATAAAAAGGATAAGATATACATCAAATATCTCCTTAATAGAATACCCGACTGGATGCACACTAAACTTAAAGAGAGGTTTAGATATAAAGTGAAACCAGGTAAAAAGAAATATTGGGTAGCTCTAATATCTGAGGACTTATATACTGATGGTTATCTACTATTACCTGTGAGGCCACTAGAAGAAGTAGTCAGTGAGTTTAGTAGATTTTATATGTATGTATTTGAAACTAAAGATGATGCTGATACTTTTGGTTTCATGGTATCTAAGTTTATGATTAAAACTGGTACAGTAAAGCTCGGGCAAAAATTCTGGCCAGAGTACAGATGCTGTGTGGAAAGAGCAGTAAACTATAATCAAGTGAACAACATAGAATTCAATATAAAGAAATTAGACATGGCATATAATATCCATACACACAGAAAACCGAAGAAACCTAAATCTACTGCCGTAGAACGGGCAAAAACCTCGGATTTTTATAAAAAGAAATAGAAATATAGTATATAATTCAAATATTATATTTATATTTGCAAGTGAATTAATGAATACTTTAAAATATTAAATATATGGCAAAAAAGAGTAGAAAAGACCTGAAAGCTCCCTCCAAAGAGAAATCGAATTTCCTTGGTGCATCAGGGAGAAACATGACTTACAAGGATCTAAAGAGAAAGGCTATCATACTTGGTATGCCTTTTCCTGATGCTTGCTCTGCTGGAGTATTTGATCTACTTCATTTTATAAATGTTTCAGAAGAAAAACCAGACAGATCCTTAATAGATAAATATGATGATTGGATGGATAAGCAATTAGAGAATATTGGTTATTCAAAGGATGATCCACTAAGGAATTCTCGATTAAGGCTTGGGTTTCTTGGAGAAGAGGGGGAAAATGGGCAAAGAAGAACAAAACGGGTACCAGGGATAAAGAAACCTCGGGAAAAGAAACCTCCAAGAGAAAGAGATGAATTCAATCTTATCAAGGGTACTAAAAAATCTTATGTATTTGAATTGACTGCAAAGGGTTTTGAACTTGATAGGATTATTCGGAGAATGAAGAAAAAATTCCCTGAGGCAAATGAGAAATCGATTAACCTTTGGTATAGAATGGCAAAAAGGAATATCAATGGTAAAACTAAGGGAGGGAAATAACGAACCGATACGACCCGATAGGTATTATATTTGGACTTGGAGACCAGATACCACCAACAAGTATATAACTGAAAAAAGTCTATATAGGAAACACTTAACTGGTATCCCATATTTCACTAGACATCACGTAAAAGTTACTTTAGTTTATCTTTATGGAGTTGATGTTCTTCAATATATCCATATAATATCTGGAAGGAAACTAATAAGGCATGGTATTAAAGAATTATCCGATATGAACGGTACCCGATATAAATGGGGATATACTAAATTTTGGTACAAGGGTAAATTTGTACAAGCGAAGAAATTCATAATACCCGATGAATATCATATTGATAAACACCGACGAAGAAGATTTATGGTTCAAATGCACCGAGTCTTTAAGTCTAAAGGAAAAAAGGCATTCGATGAAAGATACTCAATTAAACTCTATGGACAACGGCAAGGCATATCTACCGAGCATCTCCACGCTAAGAGATTACAGGTCCGTCTTGCTATCTTACAGGATTTACAACAAGCTTTCTCCAGAGGAAAGACATAGGTTCAATATACTTTTCTTGCAGTACCCTCCATTGGTAAGCTCATTAGCTTTATATTTGAGAAAGAAAATGAATATCCCAATACAGAAGGTACTATTTATTAAAGCACAAAGAGATATGATTGACATATTTGATGAGGCATCACTTAAATTTATCGGATATCTGCCAAAAGAAAGGTTTATCAAGAAGTCTCTTGTATTTCAAGGGTTTATATCATTAGAAAGCATTAAACTTAGAAGTTCTTATGCTTATATAATGACCAACAGGTTGATAGAAAATAAGATATGGGTATACCCAATTCGATTATCAGATAACTATAAAACAATGAAAAAGGGAAAATATCTATCCTATACCGAAGTATTTGGAAAGGTTGGTATTCCTGGAATAACCAAAATTAGATATAGCAATGAACGATAAACTATCAAAGGTGGGTTTAGTAACCCATGGACCTATTAATCCTTTCATAGGTAAGATATTTAAAAAGGTAACTTATGATAAATACCATAAGGAGATTAAATCCGAAGTGGTAACTATAGAATCTCAAATAGAATTGAAAACAACTCTAGATGAGATTAAACAATTTAACAGTGATAACGAAAATCCCGGAAACGGTAATTATCAGAAACTTATAACAGAGTGATATATTTATTAATTTATTAACCAACTTAAACATTACGAAAATGGCTAAGAAGAAAAAAGAAGTGGAACTGAAAGAAGTTTCCAGAACAGAAATCAATGGTGCAATCATCATTAAGTACGAAGACGGCTCAGTAAAGATTATCCCTGCTCCTATCATGCTTTCTGCCGAAGAAGCAGAAGACCTTTTTGGTTCTGAATCCGATGACGAGGAAGAAGAAGAAGAAGAATCAGACGATGATGATGATGATGATGATGATGATGATGATGATGATGATTCCGAAGAGGAAGAAGAAGAAGAGGAAGAAGAAGAAGAGGAAGAACTGACCGGTGAAGAACTTGCCGAAATGGACTTCGAAGAACTCGAAGATGTCTGCGATGACAAAGACCTCGAAACTGATCCAGATGATTATGACGAGGGCGACATCGAAAAGCTCCGTAAAGCAATTGCTAAGGAACTTGGTCTCAAACTTCCGGCAAAGAAAGAAGCTAAGGGAAAGGGCAAAAAAGGAAAAAAGTAAGAGACTATGAGGGAAGGAAATATTACTGGGAAGGAGACGACCCAAGGGATGACCTTCCCTTTTAAAAACTATTTAGTAACATAACATTAAAAATTAAAAGAAATGGCAACAAAGAAAGCTGACACCAAGAAAAAAGGTGACGAAAAGAAAGACGCTGAAAAGGAAGCAAAACGTAAAGCTCGTCAAGAGGCTCTGAAAAACAGACCTGCTGAACAACGTCCTAACAGTAAGCAAATTGACATCATTGCAATCAACGACAAATCCAAGGTAATGAACTTTGGTTATGCCGTAAAGAACAAGGAGGGCTATCAGGGAGTAGTAGTTACTTCAGTTTTGGTTACTGAGGGTAAACCGGTATCTACTTCGGTTGCTTTCGTTCCGGGCAATCTTACTGTAAAATCAAAGAAGGGCCATGGAGTTATTTGTTCTCCGAAAAACAAGAAGGACAAAAACGAAGAGTCCGAAACAGAAGATTAATTTTTGGCACATCCTAAAAAATCTATCTGCTAAATCAAGTTTAATCTCATAATAAAGAAAAGGTAAACAACACTACACACTTAGGACGTTGTTCATCGTAAAGCTCATTGCCTGTGAGGGTAGTGGGCTTTAATTTTATTACCCATGGATAAAGAGAAATTAGCAATTCGAAAGAATATTCGAATACTTGCATTAGATAATTTAATAAATACTTATACTGATGCACTAGAAGATAAAGAATTAAACCTGGAATCAGATGAAAGGGAACTTGCAATCAATATCATACATGAGGCAAAGGAGATGCTATCAGAAGAAATCCAGGAAGTAGTTAACCCAGTAATACAAAGACCCAAATGGAAGAAATAAGTATAAGAACTCTCTTATCAAGTCTTAAGATGACAGTTAATGATATACAGTTTACTCATTATCAAAAAAGAGTAGCATTTGAAAAGGGTAAGAAAGGAGATTGGCAAAAACATAAGTTAAGGATCAGTTATCTTCAGAGGAAGTTAAAAGGCCTAATGGATAAACTAAATCGAAAACTTAATGGTATTATAATCACTGTCACTTATCAGGTTGGGGATAAAACTTACGAACAAACTTTTACTAATCTTACTCAGCAAGAGGTAGTAGACATATTACAAATAAGGGCTATTATGGAAAATGCAAGTGTAGAAATCCTAGAAATTAAAGAAATCCCAACCCAAATTAGGGAAGTATAACTATGGTATTATGTAAATCGGAAATTCATTATTCACCAAATATAAAGAAAATGGCTAAGAAAGACAAGAAGAGCAAACCGGAATCTAAGACTCCGGAACTCACCAAGGCAAAGAAAGCTTTAGATGCTTACCTTAAAGAGAACAAGTTGGACCCGACTAAGGATTGGACCAAGGACAAGAAACATGGTAAAAAGGTTACCGAACTTGTAAATAAGCTCAACAAAGAACGGGACAAGGTAGCTGCTGCTTACCCAGAAGGTGACAAGGAGAATACCAAGAAATTGGTAAAACTCAGTAAAGAAAAAGGCAAGAAAGAGGAATCTGAAACCAAAGAGAAGAAGGAAAAGAAATCTGCCGGTAAAACTGCTACTAAATACGATTACCCTCTTATTGATGGTAGAGAAATGACTTCTGCCGAAAAAAAGAAATATCGTATGGAGCAAAGAAAGCTTGCTTCAGGAAAGACTCCCAAGGAACCGAAGGAAACCAAAGAGAAAAAGGAGAAGAAGGTAAAAGAAAAACCAGCTTCGGAAAAGAAAGAAAAGAAGGCCAAAGATAAAAAGAAGAAAAAGGCCGTAAAAGAAGAGGATTAATCCCTTTTATATAAGTATTCGTTAATAATGAAAAAAGGCCTGGCAATATTACTTTGTTCAGGCCTTTTTATTTACCCACACTTAATTATATGGAACAAGAAGTATATAAACCAAAACTGAGAATCACTACACTATCAGAGAATGGTACCCCTTTATCAGATAGGTTAGTAGATGCTTATACTGAGATGAACTCAGGTCCAAAGGTACAGCATAAGGGTCCCGTAAGAGTAGAAGTAACTCTCACAAATAAACAAGATATAGATAACTTTAAAGAATACTTAGATAGGCTAACTGGAGTATTACCCGCTAAGGCACCAACTGCTGGTAGAGGAAGACCTGCAGGGACTACAATTAAAAATCTTGAATCACCAAGGGAGGATATTCTTGCAGATGTAGAGAAAATGGTTGAAGAAGGTAAAAGCCAACAGGAGATTATTAAATACCTAAGAGAATTAGGGTTTATATTTATCCTTACAGAGGACTTTCTTTATCACTTTCCCGGATTTGAATTCGATAAAAAGGATGTTGGAGAAGCAACCGACAATAAGCAATATCCCAATTCATTCTCCTGGATGGCAAGATGTATCAAACGAGCCAAAGATCCCAAGGCAGATAAATTTGATCCGATGGTCATCTTCGGTTTCAGCATTCTTGGTGGACCATCGAAAAAGATTATTCCGTACCTTTATAAAGAAAGGAGGAAACCATTAAGGGCTCAAGTGGGTAAGAATGTAATATCTTTCTCTCAAGCAGAATTTACTAAATTGCCCAAATATATGAGGGAAGATGAACGAATCAAGTTCTCTACAGAGCAAAGACAATTACTTCTAAATCCAGAGAAAAAGCCATCTAAATTCTTTATGCGATGGGTAGATGATGCTATATTCCCTGACTCAATCAAGGAAAAGATCGAGGAAATCAAGAACCGCTAACACTTACCTCAGTATTTATTGAAAAGATATTTTATATAAAATAATTTTAGTATATTTGCATAAAGAAAAATTTAATTATGGACAAAGAAACAAAAGACATTGTAAAACTCATCGCTGGTATTCAAATCGAATCACTAAACTCTTTGAAGGAGGATATTTCTAATGGGAATAATATTGCCCAAGACCTAATAAAGAAACTTCTTCAAATTGACAATGACGAGATTATAAGGGCATTAGATGAACATATCGAATTATATACAGAGATTGAGAATACTCCTCAACTGATAAATATGCTAAGCGAATATCAGATGTTAGTATGCTCACACATATTATTCAGAATGGAAGATGAATGGGTACATAACAATTCCCAGGGAGTACTTGGTACTTGGGCAATTTTCCAGAAAGCCAATCTCAAATTTCACCCAGAATTAACACTTTTAAAAATTTAATACAGACATGGAGAAGAACGAATACTTAGAATCAGTAGAAATGAACACCGAGGTTGAAATGATTCCCTGCGAATCCTCTAACATTGAGGGCTTTGGTTACGACTCAAAGAAACAACAACTTTGGGTTGCTTTTAAAAATAACCGAGTATATCGCTATGATAAGGTACCCTATGAAATCTGCAATGGTTTACACCAATCAGAATCCAAAGGTAAATACTTGAACAGTAATATCAAGGATAAGTTTAAAACTACCGGATATGAACTCAGGAACTAAGGTTACAAAAAGTCTTTTAATTACCATAGGAGCAATGCTACTTTACTTGGGGACTAAATATAATGCCCCTACAGAAAAAGTGATCATTGCTCCTTCTGAGTTTAATAGGCCCAAGCCATTAGATATAAAACCCAAGATATCTAAGCAATGGTATAAATATAGGGTAGAAATAGAGACGATTCCAGAAAATCAATTATATAAGATTGAGAAATCTGGATACCAGCAATATGAAGTTTCTAGATTGGGTGAATCCTATTCTTATGTAACCTACGAATTTACATCGGATAAGATAATGACTACCGAAGAAGCCTACGAATTCGTAAAGAAATATCCTGAAAAATGTACTCGGGTACCTAATACTAAAACCGAAAACATTTATGATAGATATAACGAGGAATACGAAGATTACATCAATGACCCAGAGGACGAAATTAACTATCCTCCAGAGGTCTTTGACTTCCTAGCCGATTAACCTTAGCAAATATAAAAATTTATTCGATTTATTTTTGTATTAAAAAGATTATTCTTATATTTGCATAGAGAAATCAATTTACTAACATTTTAATATAGACATTATGAAAAAGAATGAAAACAAGGTTACTAACCTTATCAGCAACAAGGTTGCAGAACAACTTGAAGGCATTAAGAATGCAAAGTCCACAACTTCTAAGGCTTCTAAAGAAAAGGCCAAAAAGACTAAAAAGGAATTGGTAGAAAATGCTCAAGAAGCTGCCAAATCTTTTGCCAATGCTAAATTGGTAGAACTTACCCCAAATGCAAAGCTTGCCAAATCTAAAAAAGAACAGGTAGTCAAGGAGGTAAAAGAACAACAGAAACCCTCCATCATTGAACAGGTAATCTCCAACCGAGAAGTAAAATATGTATATCCCGAGGATGTAGTAGACACACTTGCCCGGAAGAAATGGAGACAACAAACCCGTAATGAACTCCATCGATTGGAACTTGCCATGGCTCGTATCAAAGATTCTAACTCAAAGGAATTCAAGGCAGCGGCTAAGGCATACGAGGACTTTAAGAAAAAGGTTCTCAAACCAGAACAAGTTGCATAACCCTTTACTAACCAAGTGCCTGGGATAAATAACCTGGGCACTTTAATTCATACAAAATGGATTACACTATCTTCTCTGATAAGGAGATGCTTAAACAGGATAAAGAACTTGTCGAATTACATAAACGTTGTTGTAAGTCTTGGCTAGTTCAGCATTCACTTAAGCATTCTAAGATAAAGAAGTTCTTCATAGTTTATGATTGGTATATTAACCCTCATAACGTAAGGAGCTTCTTTTTTAGGCCTATACACATCTTTATTCAAGCATTGCTATTAGGGCAGCTTGATGATATATCCGATTACATAGACAATAACAAAAATGGAAAACGAAAAAAGAAACGGAATCGAAAGATATAACGTACTTTACTGCAAAGGTAAATACCAGTATAAATCCAAATATCCTCAGATTGATGCTAAACACAAAATTGTTTATGCAGGTCCAGTAGAACCAATGGCACCAATCTGGGATAATATTTCTGATATACTTCGGAAGTCAGAAAGGGTTTGTACTGAATCTCGTCGAGAATTAAAGAAGTTAGAAGAATGTTCACAGAACCAATTCTACTTCAAGAAGAATGGTATCACTCACATAATTATATACAAATGTTTGGGACAATAGTAAAAGACCTATATATAGGTAAATCGAAATTGATAATAAAATGTAATCAAAGAGAATTACCACAAACCACCTTAGTAATGGATGTATTACAACCTACAGGTTTTACTGGTAATATGCCAGATTATGGTACCTATGGTAATTTACTTACTACTGGTGAATTTGAAATAACTCCAATGATGCCTAAGCATAGGCTTTATGTTACGGGTATACCGAAAGGGGCAATCCTTGATAATTTTCGAATTAGAAGGGTTTATTGGTCCTCATACTATGAGGATGATATAAGGGGATATTTATTTCAGATAACTGATGAATATCCCAAGTTAATAATCACAAAGTAAAGTTATATGGAAGCAATAGATTATGTCAAACTATTTAAACTCGATCAAGAGAATTATGATTTCAAAAGGGAAGAGTTTATATCCGAATTAGGTAAAGATTTTCTAGATTATTGCCAAAACACCACCATAGGTATAAATCCAAAGTGTGGATATATCTATTACTATCGGTTTAAGGAAATAATAAAGAATTTCGAAACTAAATTCTGGGCAATTTCGAAACTTAAGGTAGGGGAACCATTTACTCAGAAATTATGGAATGCCTTTTTCGCTACGCAGGTAGTACCATTGAGGAAAAAATTATTCCCTGAGGTACAAAAGTTAATCGAAGAACAGAAGGGGATTATCCAAAATGACCCAAGGCCTAATAATCCTTACCGTAGTAAACAAGACAAAAAACCTTCGAACCCTAAAAAGGTAAAAATATGGCAAAGGAAATCCTAGACCTTCATGGCAATAAATTTAAGGTAGGGGATTATAAACTTTGCCTTAAAATCCCAACAACGGGGAAAGGTAATTTGATATTCACCAGGGACTTAATCTCTGGTGAACCTTTTAATTTATCAGTGAATAAGAAAAAGTATAGGGGATATTTCTATAACCTATCTTTGAATTTGTATGTAAGATATGATTTAGAGTATAGAGGTTATGGTGAAAGTTCCGATATCCGAAAATCTCATTTGTATGTCAGAAAAAGAAAGTAAGATAGTAAGGTTCCCAAGACCCATGGGAACTACAGCTATGGCATTAGAATATCAAAAGAATCCTGATGATAGTCTTTTGATGAAGATACATAATTACATTATCAATCAATGGTTGATGGGTAATGGTGTATTATGTGGTATTACCTATGATATTAATACCTTCTCATACCGTATGGGCATAGATATTAATTACATACGTGTATTTATGAGGGATAGGCTATTAAGCTCTAGAATATGGGATAAAGATAAGGCAGAAGATTTATTGCAAGCTTTAATGGGAGAACAACTAGCATGGGTCTTGGAAGATCGTATGGAGATTGCCCATCAGGTTAACATCTTGAGAGAGTCTCAGGGTGGAAAATATGTACCTTTCATATCTTCTGAATTAGGAAAAGCACTTAAATTAAAACTTGAATCTTCTACTTCACTTCAATCAATTGTACGTAATCTTACTGGAGGGAGCACTACTAATATATTTGCTCAATTTAATCAACAGAACAATGTGACTCAGCAAAATGCTATCACAGTTGAAGAAGCCCGTCAAATTGTATTGGAATCCCAAAGGGTAATGGATAAAACCGAAGAAGCTAAACTGTTAGAGTCAAGATATGACCTCAGTAGTTTACCAGAAGTTGTTGCTACTAAACAAGAGGGAGTAGATACCAGTAAGGAGGGGCTTAACTTGAATAAAGCTGAGCTAATGCAAATCACGGATGACTATAAGGGAGCAATGTCTTCATTCTCAAAAGAACATCATGAATTAAGGAGAGAGATAGAAATGAATATAGACCCAGATGAAGAAGATCCAGAACTCTATACTTACGAAGAAGAATTACCAGAAGAGGAAGACAATAGCTCTTTTGCATCTCAATTTCTCCGGAATAATAAGCTACCGTAGTTATATGGGATTATTGCATATTTAAAAAGAAAGAATTATATTTGTATATCAATTTTAAAATAGACAAAAATATGGAAGTACAGACCAATTGTTACAAGAAAACCAAGATTAACAAGGTTAATCAAGGTACTTACTTTAAATTAAAGCCAACGGAAACTGCTCCGGTATGGGTAAGAAATCATTATGATAGAAATTCTCAATCTTATGCTTGCCATAAGTATTATGACTCTAATCATGAAAAATTCTTCAAGGGAAATCGAGACATATACATTAACTTTACATTTTAATCACATGAGTTTATTTAAAAGAAACCGGTGCTCCAAGGAGCTTATCAAACTTAGGGGCGATAACTTAGAATTCAAAGAAGCTATGAGATCCGTTTATACTTCTATGCAGAAAATCATGAAAGAATCGGGTAAATTTGATGAAAGGCTTTACTTTGACTTATATCGGGAATATCGAAAACATTACATAATATATGATATTGTTCCGGTACTCTTACTGTACAAACTACCTATCATATTCAATAAGAGATTTTCGACTTTTTCGGTTTTTAACAATAAGTTTACCTTTACTCACTTGGTACCAAGTGAGAATACTTATCTTAGAGTGCCATCTTGTTTTTGCCTCCCATCCCAACTGGAGGGTATATTGGTCAAAACTAAAGAAAGAGTATCACCATATATAGATATGTCTGATATCAATGACATTAAATACCTCAGATTAATACGGGCTAATTTCCTTAAACAATGGGACTTATTTTATAAAAATCCAGATCTCATAGATGCTTATATGGAGAATCAACTTGGTATGCTCATACACTGGGCTAGAGTAGAGAATAAAACTATAGTAAAGAATATAATCGAAAGAACTCAAGATGAACTAGCTCAAGAGTTCTTATCTAAAAATGATACGTATGGAAAATAAAGAAAAATTCGCCTTTAGAAAGGTACACATGAATCAGGATGTAGAAGTAGAGTTTATCAAACTTCTAACGGAGAATCAAGAAAAGTCAGATGAGAGTTTATTAATGGCTTTTAAGGATAAGATTACTTCAGATAAGGTGACTTGCCATTCTGATATGCTATCAAGAACCTCAAGTCTAATAATCTTTCAAACTTCTAAGTTCAGTAGATTGGCTTTAGAATATAGAGATTATGAGATTTGGGTGTTTAGTAAGGCTAAAACCCTAAACTTGAACAAAGAAGCAAACTGTTTATACGAAACATGGACATTAAATAGATTCCGGATATGATTAAAATGACTATGCTAAATGCCGAAACTATTCAAGATGAATGGTTACATGAGGCCTTAACAAAAGGCTTAAAGGAATGCGTAACTGCTCCAATCCTAACTTTGGACCCAACTAAGCCAGAACCCATAAAAAGAGCCGAAATGATAATCGAGAATTTTTCTCGAGAAGAATGCAAATGTATACCTACTTTAGTAGTACCAGGGAATCTAATTCAAATGTTACTACCCAAGGATGAGGTGCTTATCTCAATTATCTTTCAATACCGTGAGAAGAATACATATATTCAAGCTGTAATTCAAAAACTACACTACTATGAGCCAGACAACAAAGCGAATATGCAGGATAGCAGTAACACTGAGGCCTAATAAGGTCTATATAATTACTTTGGATCATTATATAGAGAATCTAGTTCCCCAAAGGTTAACGGGATATCTGATACCTTTAGCCAGATATTATTGGGGATTTGATAAGGGTACTAAACTCGAATATGAAGAGTTCGGGGGATTTACCGAAGAGATAATTCATATTGGGTTTGAGATTTGGAAAGACCTTGGGGATGGAATCCTAGATCTTGATAAGGCTGAATGTTTAACACCCAGTGATGAAGCCCTAAAAGACCTTATCAACCAATTGAGAATCTATTATCAATCTCAAGAGTTATCTCAGAAGATTGGGGAATCTCTTAAAAAGATAATCAAAGAGGAATTAGAAAAGAAAAATCATGATTTGAATCGAGTTGGCTATGCTGCTTTATGCTCTTCTGCTCCATATATCCTTGAGGATGCTTGCAATTATGCCAAGAATACCCTGGTTCTCTAAATTTGAAAGGCAGTCTAATCCACTGCCTTTCATAGCGTGTACACATCCTCAGCCACTTTAAAAATAAAAGGGATATATTTTAGTATTAAAATAAAAATGATTATATTTGCATATCAATTTTAAAATAGACAAAAATATGAAAACCAACTCAGTAACTTACAATCAAGACGAACAACTAACTAAGGTAGTTCGCAATTTCTTAGACAAGAAATCTACATTTGAACTCGACTCTGATGAACAGGGTCATCTCTTAAATCTTCTAATGGGACTCCTCATTCAACTGGAAGAGGATTACAAACTCAATTGCTTGGATATCAACCAAATCCAAATATATGAGACTACCTATTATACATTTACATTCGAATCAGTGATAACTGCAGATACCAATCCCTATAAGGGACAATTAGCGGATGCTGCAATTCGGTTCATGAATGAATTCACCGATAATGATGGGATGTTCATATCATTCAATCAACTCGATAGAAACAACTGGATTTTCCAACTTAATTTCTCAATATCATGACAAAGTATAACGTTAGACCATTAGTTGCCCAGGAGATCGAAATCTCCACGGGCACTATCATTAGTGCTACCTGGTGCAGATACTTTATATCAATCACCTTACACCAATGCTATATAGAAGCAACATGGAAAACCCGTCCCAAAAGTAATTTAGACGGGCATAAAGAAACTTTTAACTCTTTACAGGAGTATCTAGATTGGTTTGCTAATCTTAAGAAAACTTACGGAAGGAGAATCTCTCGTAAACGAATGGTATATGCTGCATACGATGAAACAATGCGTACATTTAGTTACAAACCCTACGAGAATTGGGCTACTAGACGTTCAAAGGAGAAACTAAATAAGCCAAATAATGAACCGTTATTGGCCGATGAGTTATACTAATCCCTAAATCCGTTAATATATCCCCAGGGAGTCCAGGTACAAATCCCTATCGAAACCTAGAACCTGGACTCCTTTAAATTTATTTGCATATATAATATATTATTCTTATATTTGCAAAGAGAAAAGAAATAATATTATTATTATTATTAATCCGACCCCGCAACGGGTCACAAAACTCAATCATTATGATAACGATTACAGAAATCAGGGATTTTATCAAAGAACAATTCGATGGAACTCAAAAGCAATTCTTCTACAGACACGATTTCTATCAGGAAATCTCGAATCCGGATGAATCTTATTTGGGAACTCTTAATCTCAACTTTTCAAATTACCCCGATGATGATGCCGATTCTGATATCTACGTCGAAGAATCCAAATCATTCGAAAACAAGGTCATTCAGTATATCAATTCTAATTGGGAAACTCCTCTGAAGGAACTCAACGATAACGGTCATTATATGGCAAACTCCGATGGAGATACTATCTCGGTTCATTTCAATGATACTTCATTATTTATCATTATCAATTTTACAATTTTACGGGGCAGTACTAATCAAAATAATTCTAGGATGCATCTCAAACACATCCTAGAACTCCCGTATTTATAAAAAGAAATAGAAATATAGTATATAATTCAAATATTATATTTATATTTGCAGTGAGAAATATTTCTCAAATAATTTTTAAATATAGACGTTATGAATGATTTAAAAAATTTAAGCGAAATCCGCAACTTGCTTGCTGCCCACCCATTTTTTACTTACGACTATGCTGATGGTCTCCATATTAACAAGGATTCAAAACATATCTGGGTCTACTCAATTGATCTGGATGATGATCCACTTGCTTCTTATATCTCTGGTTACATAATGGTATACTCCTCAGAGGAAGACTTATTCGAAAACTTAAAGGAAAACATCATCTCCCACATGGATCTAACAAAGGGTGCTGACGACCAATACTATGATTATTCTCCATCACAGGTAGAAGCTATCATATTTGGTATTCCTCAATTAACTCCAGAACATCAGGATTACATAATTACTGGACTCAAAAAACATCTCCGGGAATTCATCCAGGACGAGGAACAAGATGAGGACATGATATATCAATATACGGCAACATATAATGCTCTCGAAAAATGGGAATCCGACAAAAGAGAAACCCAACTCTTTGATTCCCTGGCTGCATCAGAACTCATTAGACAACTTAATAAATAATCACTATGGTAAACTTATATAAACTTTTAAACGTACTGGAACAGGGCATGTCCTTGTTCCAACTCAATAAATGGAAAACCGAAGGCATCTGGTATCCTATTACTCAATACAAAAAGGAATCAGACGAAATTCAGATAGTAACCAATTTATTTATTCCGGAACAAAAGGAATATCACATTCAACTTTCTGGAAATTATCCCGAAGAATCAGAAGCCTGGGACAAGTTTCTAGAGGAAAACCAATGGAAAATCTACCCATTACTTGCAAACATAATGCAAGTCTTCTTGCCCACAGGGAACTATCAATTATTCTATACTCAATATCCACAAGGATTCATATCCATAATCGCTAAGCCCCATGATAAGTAAAGAACTCAAATCACAATTAAGTATTCTCAAGGAAACTAACCCAGAATATATTCAAACCCTAAAGGATGCCGTAATGGCATCCTATAAGGCAGAACTTCAGGCAATCAAACCCAGTTCTACCGAAGAAGAGGAACAACTCAATATCGAACTCAAGGACATAGTATTAAAAATACTATTTGGGCCTTTCTATAACTATTTCGTATCAGAATACGTAGTATCAGATACTATATGGGAAGAACAGGATAAACTAATCGAGGACTTATATTATTACTTCAAATCATGACACCGTATATTCAACAACAACTTAAAAAGCTATGCGATAATCCAAATTGGTATGACGATATGCTCATCTCATGGGATAAAAACCCAAGAAATCAAAGGGAAGCTATTTATAACTACCTTTCTCATGTACAACTAAATGGGTTACTAGAAAACACTCAGATAGTTTTTACATTCATAGATGGCGACATGAAACCAGCTTTCTATTTCGAAATTCCCAGAGATACCAATCGATATCTTATACTGGGAATCCTCGATGAAGCAGGTTATCCTCATTGCTGCCTATTAGTCCAACCAAAACAAATGTTTAACCCTCAACTCAATTAACATCATGAAACTAACAATAACAACTCTAGTAATCATTGAGGATACTACAGATTTATCTGTACCTGAGAAAAGTATATGCTATCATTCATTCTTTGAAGACATAGAGAAGGCTAAAAAGGAAATCATAAATGACGTAAATAAGGTATATCATCTCACAGCTAATAATCCTAACCCTATACACCTCATCACTAATCCTGGTATCCTATACATATAGGATTATATCAAGGTACATACAATAATACTAAAAAATTATGAAATCACTAATCCTACTCATCGTAACAACCTGGCTCCTAATCCTAAATGAAGAAGCCTACCTAACAAAGAAATTCATCTACAGAATGAATCTAATCGTAATCCTTTTAGTATATGCCTTCATACAGGTATACCTAATCGAATAAATACCGGGTACCTCCCACACCACCCAAAAACAAAACAAAATCATACTAACGCTAACTAAGGTACATAATATAATACCTATCCCATCTATAACCAATATACCATCTACTAATATAATAATACCAAATACATATATCAAGGTACCTCGCCGGGGGTATTTGCCTTTGGTGAACCAGGTATGGGTACCTACCTACCACTATACAACTACACTATAGCCACTATACTATATAGCTCTCTAGCTCTACTACCCCACACTTTAAAGGCAATCACAAAAAGGCTAAAAAGGTACACAAAATCCGACCATTAGGGGCCCCTAAATCCCCTACCCCTAAGAGCCATTTATATTAGTATATATTATATAATAAGTACTGGGATTAGGCAATAGGATTTGTGATTAGGCAATTAAAATTATTAGGTTTCAAGGCTAAAAGGTTTATAGGATTTAAGGCCTTTATAGGTAATATTTAGGCAATATTCCTAGTAACTCTGTAAGTAATTTGCTTAGTATTTATATTATGGATATTTGCAGAACTCTAGGACAATTTTGTGATTTAGTGGTACCTAGATTGCCTAGAGCCATTAGGTATTATATAATATTAGTTATAGGTAGGGAAGGTAAATGGCAATCTCCATTCATGGCCTCGGAGATTTAGGCAAATATAATTCAAGGCCCTTAATAACCTACGAAGGCAATTAGGGTTATTGCATATATAATATATTATATTTATATTTGCATTGTAATAATAACTAATTAAATATAAACGTATGAAAACAAGTATTTTAACAACTGATTTTAATTTTGCAAAGAGTATTAATCTTTCATTAATTGCTGCACCCGATGCCTATCCTTCTTACCCTGAGGCATGCTTCGGTCAAGCACCCAAGGTAAACGAATTCGAAAACCTTTACACAGTTACACAGTAACGGTTCCTTTCACTTGCTAAATTAACTTAAGGGGTACCCATAACAAGGTACCCCTATAAATACATATCATTATGGCAACAACAAAAAACAACTGGAGTACAGATCGTATCTCTAACACAGTAATCATAAATCTTATTGCTTACACTCCTGATTACCCATGGCATCTTTATATCTGGGGTTCACAAAAACATTTCGAACGGGTCTTACCTAAATTAATTACCTCCCAACACAAGGAAATCACCATCTATATCAATACAGACGATTGCCTAATCGAATTCGAACTTGAGCAACCAGACCCAGAGGATCTTGAACCAGATATTACCTTTAATGCTGACGATATTACATTCAAGGCATACTTCGATTAATACCTTAACCCAGGCCTAACTTAGGTACCTGGGTTTTTACTTACGCTAACTTAGTAAGCCCTTATAGGCTATCCTAATCTCTATAGGCTTACCATAGTCCCTATATGGCCTTATTGAATTAGGACCTAATAGGTTTATAGAGGGCAATAATAGGGATATAGCTAATGGGCCTTAATTCTTTATCACCTTAGTCCATTAATGGCCCTATCAATATACAGGTATATAATACACTCTCAAGAGGACAGGCATAGGCCATATAGGAATATCCATATACATATCATATATGCCCACTACAAGGCGTGCGAAGATTCCCCTTGTGAACCCCCAAAATTAAGTGCAAAAATTAAGTCCTTTTTAGGGTGCAATAAATTTTTGAATTTATAGATTTTTCACAAAAATAATTTTAAAAATAAAAATATTCATTTTCTCAAAAAATTTTCTTGAAAATGTTTGTAGATTAAAATAAAGTCCGTATCTTTGCAATGTCAAAAAGATAAAGCGATATTTGAATAAATTTTTAATTAAAACTTTTTAAGAAATTATTTCTTTAAAAATTTTGCTAATTAAAAAATAGTTCTTATCTTTGTAATACAGAAATGAAAAACCTTATTAGATAGTTTAATAAGTCTTGAATATCTATCAAAAAGGTTATAAAATAATAATAATAAAATATTCAAGCGTTTTTATTATGAAAAATCAAATTAACAAAGTGAGTGTAGAAAAAGCAGTAGCAAACAGCAAAGCAAATAGTTTAATTGCTTTAGACGTTTTAAAGTCTGTGAAAGAAAAAAATCAAGGACTTTTTAAAACAGCTTTAGGGACAAAAACAGAAATTTATAAAAAAGAGTTGTTTTTGGGAGCAAACGAAAAGCAAATCAAATCTTTGCGAAAAAAGTTTAGAAATGTTACATTTAATTTTCTTTCAACTATCGCAACAAATGCAGATAAAAAACTAATCGAGGGCTTTATAGACTTTTATAAACAAGTCTATGTTTTAAATGATTTTTCTTTTTCTTCGATTGCAAGCGAAAACACAAAAGAAGAAAAGAAAGAAATTTTAATAAAAGGTCTCGAAATAGTAAAAAAATCTTTGAAGTAAAACAAAATTAAAGTAGGGGAAATATTTCCCCTACTAACTAAAATAAATCATTTATAAAGATATGGTAGTATTTACACAATATTTAATTATTAATATAGCATTGTTTGTAATTATAGCTTATTTAGTTATTCAATGCTATAAGGATATAAAAGAAATTTTAAAAGACGATAACGAAACTTTTGAGGACTAAAAGAAAGCAAAGGACTAAATAAAAATGTTTGTCCCTTAATTTTTATTTTCAAATGTTAAATTTAACGTAACCGTACTCCCCTTTTAGTACCACAACTTTCGAAGCCCTCACATTAAGGGGTACCTTGAAGGCAAATACACATTTTAGTACCACAACTTTTTGACACCTCGTATTAGAGGCATGCCAAGATATCCCACACCACACATGCCCCCATAACACACAAAGAAGCCAGAGACCTAACATCCCTGGCAACTAATTAAAGTATAGCACGAATTAAATCCTTAGTCCTATCTTTCCCAAGAACTCCTCGAACCTTACCACCTTTCTTCTCATAAAAGAAAACATAATACTGTTGAAGATTCCTTAACCACCACCTCTTAACTTCACCATACCCATCAAAGTACCTTTCTATACAATTCATATCCAATTGGGTAATCCATATCTGATACCAAACCCTATTATCCTCAGAACACTTTAGGATTCTCTTTTCATTATCATCCCTAATGGTTTCAACCTTCACCATCTTAATAATCCTCCCTCACTGATTTTAACCTACTGGTAATATCTATTCTCCCAGTAACCTTTAACACCCTACTATTTTTTCTCTTTAGGTATAAATACCTTAAATAATCTTCTGCCCTTTCAATTGCCTTATCCTTATCAAGGAAGGTTTCTATATTACTCGAATTCTTATCTCTAAGTGTAAGCCAAAACACCAATCCCAGGAAGGAATACCTAATCTTAATGAAGTACCTTCCTCTGCTTGTATGGTAGTAAATCTGATACTGATACTTTCTCATAATTCTTTATATTGATTATATAATATCATAGACTTCGGATTATCCCTTTGGTAATGGCGATATCAAAGTTCTTTCTATAAACCAAATCAAAAAACAATGAGTACTATAACTAAAACTTTTAAATTGCCTTCGGGGGAGGGGACTTTCTATTATCTCCTCGAGTCTTATAAGAGAAAACTGATAAATTGGGATCTGGCAGAGAGGATAGGAGTAAGCTTCACTGGGGATTATTCTAACCTTAGCTGGTTTACTACTTCCCTGATAGAGGTCACAGATTGGGGAATTGCTAACCAGCTTGGAGTCACAGAATTGGGATATTACGTAAAAGCAGTATGCCAAGAAAATACTACAAGCTCTGAGAGAAATGCTAGCAATAGATTTATTCAATCTGAATCAGGTAATATAATCTATGTTGGCTTCACTCAAGCTGCAGCTCCTCAAAAGCTAGTGCTGAATGTACAAACCTTGAAAGCATCTAATGTGGATAGATGCTTTGTATGGATAACTTATGAAGATAATACTGGGGATAATACTACAAAAGCCCTTATCTATGATATTCATCGTAAGTATAGGTATTCTCCCTGGGCTACAGCAAACGATGAAGTAGTATTTGGTCCAAATTTACAATATAAGGATGATGCCTGGGTTGCAGCTCAGCCCTCTGGAATCAAGATACCCGCTGGTACTTATGTAATGGTTGCAGACTTCAACTACCCGAGTCCACAAATTATCTATAGTGCCGATATAAACTTTTTCGATCGTTTAGACAGTATGACCATCATAGATCTTCTCGATATATATCCCCAAATCTCAAGGAGAGCAAATTGGAACTTACTCATTGAATGAGTAAGTAGTAACTAATCTAATATTTAAAGTGATTATGGAAGAAAAACAGAATTCAGAATCAGTAGTAGGGGGATAGTAGAGTCAAGTACTATAACCCTGAATGGTAGTAGTGGAGCTTCAAGTCCTATTCTTGTGACTTCTTATAAGAAAAAACTAGTAAATGGGAATGAAGCTTCTAAAGAAAGAGTACCCTTTACAGTACATAATGTAGCTACCTGGTTGGATGTAAGTGTTGCACCATATCTTAATACCGATGTCCCTAAGTATGATGTAACTTTTACCACTAAATCAGCAAACCCAGGTAACTCAGATAGACAGATCCGAGTAACTTTAGACCAAGAGGATTCTGGAAATACAATTGAAATTATTGTAAAACAAGAAGCAAATAAATTAAACAACCCAATCTCTTTCAGTATATACGGGGAGGCTGGGACTTCTGGTTCATATCAACTCTATGATATCCAATGGATGGCGGCCTATTCGGTAACATCTAAGTTGACAATCAACTTTGTATTGGGATCTGGGTTTACTTTAGAAAATGGGAATGTAACTGGTATCACTACCATGGCTAATGGTTCTAGAACATCTAACTTAGTTAGAGTAAGAAGAACATCTGGTAATGATTTACCATATCTCGCAGATTTTTCTGTAGAACCTTCTAAAGATGATAAATACAATTATTTACCTCAAAACTTAAAAGAATATGGAAAATAAAGTTCTTAAATTAGGGGAGGGGGGATCCACCGAGATTAATCAAGAAATCCCCTATGGTGAAACTATGGATTGGATAATAGAGTCTTATAAGAGAAAACTAATAAATGGGAAGCCTACTGGTAATACTTCGGTAGGCTTTTCTGCTTCTATTAGTAATCCATCTAAGTATCTCTTAGAAAGAGATATAAATATAGATAACCAAGTACTCATTACTCCCATAGATAGTGCCGGTGGGTATACCGGTGTATTGAATCTGGTACAAGAAGAATCTGGCAATAAAATAAATATTAATATTACTACTCCTGGAAAAAAAGAATACTGGGAAATACGTTTCTCTCCCCTAATTCTCTTTGGGATTACAATGGATAGTTTTTTTGCTGCAGATACCAATATTAGTGGTGAATATGGATCAATGGCCGATGGTACCCTATATAAGAATTGGATAGTAAATCAAAATAGAAATATGATTAATGTCTATATTTCTCCTATGTACCCAGGGGATTACGACATGTTGTCTTGGTCCTGCCTTGATAAGAATGGTAATGCTTTTAGCCCTAACTACAATTTACCAAGTAATTCATACTTTACAACAAAAACAACTGGCTTAGGTTCCTATACTCTTACAAAAGTTTCAACCCCCTCTGTTAGCAGTGGTACTCTTATACTCTCTAGTAGTTTTAACCCCACTAAAAAATATCCATTAGATTTGAACTTTTATTGGGGAGTTCCAACCTAAGACTTATATTGAGATCAAGATAATATCCCAATTATAAAAGCAATTACCCAGAATATAAGAGCCAGTGTATATGCAACAGAATACCTATGCCAGGGATACCAGCAAGTAATATAAGAATCTACTTTTAGTATTTCTGGATGTTCTTCCTCGTATTTTTTATCCTCTTCTCTAGAACTGTATTTATAAAATACATAGAAAGGTAAGAATACGAGGAAAATTATTAAAGCAACTGGGAACAAGAGTAGGAGAAGAATCTCCCACCCTTGCATTGATGTCCCAGCATAATTACCATCTCTGTCAAAAAAGTATCTCATAGTAATTTGTATTTTATGTATCTGATTAATAGATAAATCGGAAATAGAGGTAATACTATCCATACCGAGATGAATAAAACGAGAGAGTGTATTTTGTGAGTATAGGGTAAATAATCCAAGCAAGCCCTTACAAAAAATACAGTGAACGGTAAGCATACCAAATAAATTATTGCTAATACTGTAGTCATTGTTCTTTGAGGTATTTGTTAATAACCTTGGTAAGCTTCTTATCAAATTCAATCATCATATCGAAAGCTTTCGAATCTTTCATACTTCTAATTTCCTTATCAAGTAATTCTATGTTTCTCTTAATTGAGGAATAGGCCTTATATGCAAGGAATACTCTTTCATTTTCTTCGGTAAGCGGACGAACTTCTCCCTTTTGCCCATCCAATCTTGGATATGTATCATCAGGACCCAAGGTTCTTGCAACTTTTACCCGGTTACTGAGCATTGCAAATCCACCTTTCTTATCGATGGATTCTACTGTTACTTTCTCTGTGATGGGTCTTCCTGATAATACGAAGATAACTTCATCACCTTCTTTGAGCTTTTTAGCTTCTTTCTTTTCTTTTTTCATATCTATTTTATTTAGAAATTTTCTTTATGCAAATATACGAAATTATTCTTTATTTATTGCATTATCTATTTTATTTTTTATAAATTCATAGGCATTGCCCCGGTAATCCTCTAGCATTTTGTATTCCTGTGGAGATAGAAATATTCCGTTTACTTTAAAAGCATCTCTTAGATGCTCCGGTATAGTGCCCTGGTGAGTGATGTTATTATAACGGATGATGAAAAGTTTCTTTCGGTCTTCATCAATAACTCCCAGAGTGTTTACTGGTTGGAGTTTAGTTTGGTAAATTCCCCCGAAAGCCGAAGGAACCATTAGAATACTTCCTGGTATTCTAGTTATCCAATGGGAATAATCGGGAGTAATTACGGCAATTTTCTTCTCTTTTTCAAGTTCTTTATCATAAGCTAATCGATTAAACCAAAAAGCACATTTAAAACAAACTTGTTTTCTTGCCATAAGTTGGGGAATCTCTCTAGTTTCATCGAATTCCTCTAAATTAATTGGTTTGCCACATATCTGGCATTCATTTTTCTTGCCCATATTGCATTATTTTATAAGTTATATATGATAATAGAACCTCGAAACATCCTAAAAATGGGTTATAAGCAATACTTTTGTTACTAAAATTGAACCATTAAAACTGATAAGTTATGGATAAACTAACAAATGAAATGATTAAAGACCTTGCTATTCGCTTAGGTTTAGAACCTGCCCTATTGAAAGCTGTCCAATTGGTGGAAGCTGCCGGTAGAGATGGGTTTTTAGCTGACGGTAGGCCTCAAATTCTCTTTGAGGGTCACATTATGTACAAAGAAGTACATAAGAAATTCCCTGACAGAGATTTACCTTAACTTTGTAAAAGATATTATACGATTTTCTTCCCTAAATGGGATAAATCGAAGATTGTGGGAGGTGTACACGAGTCTAAGAGACTCGAATTAGCCAAAGAAATTGATGAGGAATGTGCATTAAAGTCTGCAAGTTGGGGTATGTTCCAAATTATGGGCTTCAATCACCACCTTTGTGGATGTAAAGATGTCTTCGAATTTGTTCACAAGATGTCTGAATCTCATGAGAAACAATTGGAACTCATGTATTATTTCATGAATAACTCTGGTTGTTTGAAAGAACTCAAAGCAAAAGACTGGGCTGGCTTTGCCAAAAAGTATAATGGTCCCGGGTATGCCCAGAATGCCTATGATCAAAAGTTAAGAAATGCTTACGAAAATTTCAAAGATAAGTTATGAAAAGATGTCATTTTAACAGCTGGGTAGTAAAAGTATTCCTTTTCCCCAGTTACAAGGCAATAACCATGTTGTACAACTCCTTTTTCAAGCATAGAGTAGAGGAGTGTAAACCGGATGATATCAACCATGAGAGAATCCATCAGGTACAACAGATTGAGTGTAGTATAGTCGGTTTGATACTTGGTATCATACTCTGGTTATCATTTGGTATGTCCTTTTGGTGGGTAGTGGCTCTGACTTTTGGATTCTTTTACCTTTGGTATGTTATTGAATACCTAATTATCATGTGCTTTGCCAAGTGGAATAAACAGAATGAAAGATATCATGATGTAAGTTTCGAAGAGGAAGCTCACAATAATGATAAGAATCTGAGTTATTTGGAAGACCGTAAGCCATTTGCTTGGATTAAATACATTAAATTGAGAAGCTACAAGAAATGAAGAAACTAATGGTATTGGGAGTGTGCGCTGGACAGGGTGCACTCCTGTTCCCTTTTAAGAAGAATTTGTTAGGGAACATAGAGATAAGGGGAGTATTCCACACTCCAGGCGAAGAACAATGGAAATTAAATTTTGGAGATATACCGTTCTATAAGGGCTTTTGTTTACAAGAATTTGATGAGAAAGTAGACATAATTATATCAAGCCCTGATTGCGGTAGTTCTAGTATTATGAGGTTATCCAAGGTAAAAGAATTAGGTAATCCCAAAGATAACCGTAGTCTTAATCTAGTAATTGCATCAATACTCGAGTATAAACCCAAGATATTTCTTATAGAAAATCTACCAAGATTGCTAACCTTGCTTCCCAAGGATTTCTTTGAGGAAACCTTCAAAGACTATAAATTAGTTTTTCACGAAAGGTCAGTTTTAGACTACGGAAATTCTCAAGAATCAAGGAAGCGACTACTCATCATTGGAGTACATAAAAAGACCGGTAAGAAATACTTGAATGCTTTTGATGAAGTATTTCAAGTAAAAACTCCAACAACTACTAGAAATCTACTTAAACCGCTCACATTCTCTCAGGAAAATAATACTAATCAGATTCCATTTATGAGTAAAACTCTGGCAATGTATGACTATCGAAAGCTTCCCGAGAAGAAAAACCTTACTGTAGCAAAGATACATAGGCTCTGGGTTAGAGATTTCAAGGGTGAAAAGAAGTGGCCTATCAAAACTGCAAAGATGAGTACTCTCCCAGGAGTATATCGATTGGAGTATGATAAACCACCATTAACTCTCAGACCTGCAGATAGGCAATTTAGACCAGATGGATACCCCTTGGGAATCGAAGACTTCAAGGCAATTATGGGATTCCCTGATAAATTCGAAATTTACCTTCACAAGAATGGTGATACCTTCGAAGGTGATTTTAAGGATTACCATTACTGGCTTAACAAGGCAAGGTATACAATTGCCAAAGGGGCAGTAGGGGAAATAGGTATTTGGTTCAAAAAATGCCTCAAGAAAATTGATTCATCAAAACTGAGCTAAATTGAGCTGTTTGAAAACCCTTTTTTCTTTTTATTAAGTTTTTCTTTTTTAGGAAAGTGCTTTCTGGTAAAGAAAGCTATAACCTATAAATCAATTCTGAAGGTAAGAAAGGGATTGTTAAGGGAAAACAAGGAAACGAGTGAGTACCAGAGTTTCACTAAAAGCGAAATTACAATGAAGAATTTAAAGAGGGCCTTGTTTATTGTACTTCTAGGATTTACTATTTACCTTTGCTTCAGGAATTACAAACTTTCTCGAGAAGTTGATTCCCTGGAACTAGCGGTCAATGAAATCCCAGATACAGTATACAAAGACAAACCTTTCAAACCAGAGAAGAAGTATTCTAAAGAAATTGAACCAGGTAAAATCTTAGTTTACGATAATAGTTACGACAATAGGCAGCCAACTCTCTTTCCTGATTCCATGCTAAGGCAGCCAGCTATCAGTAAACAAGATTCCCTGGTTCAAATTGTTTTGAAGAAAGATAAGTTGAATTTGAGTCTATTCAATCAACAGACTGGAACTTATTCAACTAAGCTGTTCAAAATTGACTTAGATAAGTACAACTATAACTGGTATGAAGGTCAATTAACTCGGAAGAAAGTTGCAAAGTTATTACTTAGTCCATACGTTTATGGCAAATATAGACCTTTCAATAATCTATTCGATATGGGAGCTGGTCTTTCAATCAAGACTAAGAGATTTAATTACAAATTCGGAGTCAATACCTTTTACTATCCGAAGGTAAAATCTGGGATAGGTACTGACATCGAATTTCAAATAACCTATAACTTTTAGATATGGCAAAGACTATCTCAGAAACTAGAACTACTTTAACTCGAGAAGAGTTATCAAATCTTTCAAGGGTTACAGTAGATGTTTTCTTTTTCAGTCTTTTCTGTTATGTGATACATCCAGTAAGGGGAAAGGTAAGGTTCGAACTTTACCCATTTCAAAAATCGGTTTTGTATAATTTTATTGCTCAACGTTTCAATATCATTTTGAAATTTCGTCAGGCAGGTATTACAGAATTGATTTCTATGTACTGTCTTTGGTTGGCGATGTACCATCCCAACAAAAAGATAAACATTATTTCTATCAAGGATACCACTGCTAAAAAAGTACTTAAGAAGATTAAGTTCATGTACAAAAATCTACCCTGGTACCTTCAAACTCCCATTATAAACGGTAGGGCTGGTGAATACGGATCAGCATCCATGATAGAATTTGATAATGGGTCTTTTATTGAATCAATTCCGACATCATCCGAAGCCGGTCGTTCGGAATCTCTTTCCCTTTTGGTAATTGACGAGGCAGCAGTAGTTAGATGGGCTGCTCAAATTTGGGCTGCTGCTTTTCCTACTCTTTCCACTGGTGGAGCTGCCATCGTCAATTCCACTCCTTATGGAGTTGGTAACTTTTATCATTCAACTTGGGTAGATGCCATTGCTGGAGGTAACCCCTTCAATCCCATTCGATTATACTGGCAGATGCACCCGGAACGAGATATAAATTGGTATAACCAAATGTCTTCTGCTTTGGGTGCAAAACGAACAGCACAAGAAATAGACGGTGACTTCTTGTCATCAGGTAATACAGTCTTCGATTTAGCTGATATTAAGGCTATCGAAGACTGCCTTAGTGATTATCCAGTAATAAAGAAAAGATTCAATGGTCAATACAGGCAATTCTGTGAACCAGAATCTGACAAAGAATATTTCATTGGTGCTGACGTTGCAACTGGTAGAGCTTCTGACTATTCCTCATTCACTTGTATGGATAAGCTAGGAGAAGAACAAGCAATATATAAGGGAAGAATGGCAGTAGGGGCTTATGCTAAATTACTTGGAGATACCGGGCAATTGTATAATTGGGCTACTATAGCTCCGGAATCTAATGATGTGGGTTTAGCAGTAACCTCTAAACTTCAAGATGAAGGTTATCCAAAGCTGTACTACTACCAAAAAATGCTTAAGAAAAAGGGAAAGAGTAGACCAGAAATGGACCAATCTCCTGGTTGGTTAACTACACAAAAGAATCGTTCAGTGATAATAGAAAACTTAGAAGAAGATATCAGAAATGATAACGTAATCATAAAGGACCCATTTTTTGTTCAGGAAGCTTATACTTTCATCTATGATGGTTTAGGTAGGCCTGTTGCAATGGGTAAACATAGAGCAAATAATTCTGCTGTTGATGTAGACCTTGAAGGAGACGTATACTCAGATGATGATATATTTGGAAAAGCAATATGCAATCACATAAGGAAAGGAAAAACTAACGTAATCGTACAACCAAGATGAAAAAGTACTTCAATTTTAATTGGGTTTGGGGACGTAAGAAGGACCCTCCCAAAGATGGTACCTCCTCTAATAAAGAGCAAAAGCCTACCACTCCGATATCACCTGGTAGAGTTTCAGTTGACGATGATAGCGATAACTTAATCACATCATTACATGGGTTGACTAAATTAGTCGAGCCCTCTTTTCGTGTTGATGTAATACCTTTAATCCGAGATTTATATAAAGTAAATCCGGATATGGGCATTGCATTGCAAGATATGTTTAAGTTAGCTAACACCAGTCATACAGTAACCTTTCCAAACAATACCGATGAAGAGGCTTCTAAGATGAGAGACCATCTTAAAAAAGCAACCAAAGGATGGACCAGATATACTGCCGGTATAGATGGTTTAGTTAACAAAATGATTGTTCAACTTCTTGTAAGTGGAGCAATATCTGTAGAGGGAGTTCCCAATGATAAACTAGATGGTTTGGCTACGGTATTATTCCTTAAACCAGAATATATCAAGTTTAAACGTGAATTAAATGGGGTGTATCATCCTTATCAAAAGAATCATAATTACTGGAACAAGCAACAAGATTACATTAAGCTTAACCCAGAAACTTATTTCTATGTTGGTATGTTCAATGATACAGATGAACCCTATGGAGTTCCTCCCTTTATGCCTGCCTTAGATTCTCTCAAGGGTCAAAATGATATGAAGATTAATTTCAAACATATCATGGAGATTTGTGGTATGGTGGGTTTTCTTGAAGCTAAAATGCAGAAATCCCCTCAAAGGGCTAACGAAAGTATAAATGCCTACGAATCTAGACTAAACCGAGAGCTCAATCTTTTAAAACGTAATGTTAAGGATGGCATGAAGGATGGGGTTGTTGCGGGTTATATTGATGACCACGAATTTAAACTCAACTCTACTACCAAAGAACTTGGTAATATCGAAAAGCCTTGGAATATGAATCAACAATCCGTGGCTAATGGTTTGGGAGTTAATGGCTCTATCATTGGAGTATCTGCTACTACTGGTGAAGGGGCAACGGGTATAATGCTGTCTAAGATGATTAGCCAGTTAAAAAATATCCAAATGCTTGTAGCTTATGTATTAGATCGACTTTATTCTCTAGAACTGCGTCTGGCAGGATTTAATAATAAGGGAATGAAGATTGATTGGGGAACTTCTACAGTTTCTGATGAAGTTAAAATCCAACAGGGTCTTCAGTATAAGATACAGAACCTTGACTTACTGTATAAGGCTGGTATTATTAGCCAAGAACAGTATGCTTGGGCAATGGGCTATGATTCCCCGGATGAGAAAGAACCAAGAGTTTCATTGGAAGATCAATTTGCTAAAGGTGGTAATTCAGATCCTCAAGAGGGAACTAAAAAGAAACAAAGGCAGGATGATAAAAACCAATCTGCTCGTAGGTCAAGAGATAAGAATAACCCGGCTCCTTCTCGAGGAGACCAAAATACTAAACCAAGATGAGTAAATTTACAAAGAAAAACAAAGAGCATCTTGATTCTATGGTGATAGGTCAAGGCCATACCATTATGGCTGGTTATATACCAGAAGCAGTGGGAGCCCAGACTTTCTCAGAGAATTACTATAAATGGAAGAATCCTACACCGGACTCCATTGCTCAATTTGGATTTTGGGGAGGGGATATAGATTATAATACCTATTATCCTAACCTGGATAAATCGGAATTAACTCCTAAGGATGAAGAGTTCATTGAACCTATGTTCAGATTACTTTCGGAAACGATTGTATCTAAGAATTGGAATCCTACAGACTTTGGTCAAAATGGAGTATTGAAAGCTTCTATGAAAATGTTACTTGGTCAAACAGTAAACTGTGACCATGAAACTAACATAGGTAATGCTATTGGTGCTGTATCTCAGGTAATGTGGCAAGAGTCTTACAAAGATGGAAGTTTCACTATACCTGCAGGTATCAACGGTATTCTGAAAATTGATGGTAAAGCCAATCCAAGGATTGCTAGAGGTATACTTATGGAACCACCCTCAATTCACAGTAACTCTGTCACAGTACAATTCAAGTGGGATAAATCACATCCCCAAATGGAGGACAACGAATTCTATCAGAAACTCGGTACCTATGATTCTAAGGGAGTGATGGTACGTAGAATGGTTACTGAGATAGTTCGTTACCTGGAGACTTCATTGGTATCTCATGGAGCTGATTCTTTTGCTCAAAAAATCGGTTCTGATGGTAAGATTATTAATCCTACCTTTGCTAAAAGAACTTGGGCATCTTATGAAGAATACAGAGACGATAAATCGAAGCAATACTTCTTTACCGATTATAAATCTGACCTAACTTCTTATCAAGAAAAGGACGATACTCAAGGTTCTTTTAATGATAATGATGCCAAGGATAATCAATCAAACGAAAAAAATAGTATGAACGAATTACAAAAATTTCTAGAGAGCCTCTTCGGGGATAATCTGCTTACCCTTGAGGAAGGTAAAGAAATGAATCAGGAAACAGTAGTTGCCTGCATTCAAAGTTTGGTATCATCCAGAAATGAACTGCAAACTTCAGTAGATAACCTTACTACAGAGAAAAATTCTCTTACGGAACAGGTTACTAACCTGAATGCAGAAGTGGCTAATCTGAAAGAGATGGCAACTGTAGGAAAGAATCATATTGCTTCTCTTCGTGAAGATGCAGTAGCAACCTACAAAAAGTTGATGGGTGATAATGCTGATGAAACCATTGTTACAATGCTTAATGCAGAAACAACTGGTATTACTACTCTTGTTTCCTTGACTAAGGATTACCAAGCTCGCTTGGAAGAGAAGTTCCCTCTCACCTGCTCTAAGTGTGGTTCTAAGGATGTTAACCGTGCTTCTTCAGTTACTGAAGATGATACTCAAGGTAAAAAAACTACCGACGGTGCAGACACAACCAAGAATTCCGAATTACCGAGTACTAAGAATGTGATCGATAATTTGTATCGAAACAAAATTAAATAAGTTATTATATAAATATCCGCATTATGGAAACAACGAAAATCGTAAACGATCCTCAGCAACTTACTCTCTTTGGGGAAAGAACTCCGAGAGCGGTGATTTACAAGAGTGAATCCCACAAATTGCATCAGGCTTTCAATGTTAAAGCTGGAGAGAAAATTGTACAAGGTATGCCGGTAGCTTTAAATGAAGACGGTTTGATCTACCCTTGTACTGACCCGTCTACTCAAGTTTACTTGGGTGTGGCAGTAACGGATAACGTTAACCCGGCTTATCAGCCTCAAAGAAACTTCCCAGTAGAAGTAACCGTGGCTGTAGAAGGTTATATGATTTGTAACTGGGTATCAAACGGAACTATCGAAGCTGGCTATGTAACTCCCGATGGAGCATTGCTTAACGACCGTTTCGTTAAGGCTAATCAAGGTATTTCAACTCCGTTCATTGCCCTCAATCCTGCAGAGGAGGCAAATGAGGTAATCCAAGTACTCATTAAATAAGAGAAAAGAAAGTTATGGAAAATAAGATTGATATTACAAAAATGAAGGCTCAGGACTTTATGAATGAGCTGCCGGAAATGGTAAGAAGCTTGGAAGCTGTTCGTTCCGGTTCACAGGATAAGAAGCCTGTAGAAGTAACCTTTGAAGAATTGGTTACAGGTAAATGGGGAATTTCACAGGATGAACTCTTCGAAAAGGTGGGCATCAATCCAAAGGTTGATACCATGCAGAACATCTTTACTATGCCTCAGCAGAATATCCGTTGGATTGTTCCGGAGATTATCCGTGCTGCTATCACTCTGGGCATGCGTCAAGCACCGTTCTATCCGAACATCATCGCTTCAGACCAATCCATTAACGGATTGCAAGCAATTATGCCGATGGTTAATATGTCGGATGCTGCTCCTGCAAAGGTTAACGAAGCAGAAACTATTCCCTTGGGTGATGTTAGTTTCGGACAAAAATCAGTTAGCCTCTTCAAAATCGGAAAGGGTTTCAAACTTACTGATGAAGTTCGTAACTATGTTTCACTCGATGTCTTGGGGATCTATCTTCGTGACTTTGGTGTTCAGTTGGGTTATGCTTTGGATACTCTGGCTATGGACGTGGCTATCAATGGTAACAACCCTGATGGCTCTGAGTCTGCCCCAGTAATTGGTGTATACGAAACAACCAATGGCATTACTTACAAGGATCTATTGCATATTTGGGTTCGTGCTGCTCGTATGGGACGTAACTTTACTACTATGATTGGTGGTGAAGATCAGGCAATTGAAATGTTGAACTTGCCAGAATTCAAAGATCGTCATTCTGGTACAACTGAAGCTACACTGAATGTGAAGTCTCCGGTTCCCAAGAATGCTGACTTCTATATTCACCCGGGCACTCCAGATCAGCAATTATTGTTAATTGATACATCTGCTGCCTTGATTAAGCTTACCGCTCGTCAATTGATGTTGGAATCTGAAAGAATCGTTTCTAACCAAACTGAGGCTGTTTATGCAAGCTTAACTACTGGCTTCTCCAAGATGTACCAAGATGCTGCTCTGTTGCTGGCTGCAGATAAGAAGTTCTCCGAATTCGGATTCCCAGAATTCATGAACGTAGATCCTTACCTGATGGTTAATCTTGAATAAGAACGTCCGGTTTCATCTATATAAATTCCCAGAGAGGGTGGGTAACTAAAAAGACCCATCCCCCTCTTTAATCAACTTTTATTTTAATCTTAGGAAATATGGCTAAAGATAATAAATACACATTAACTGTGGGACCAAGAGCTTACAGTTTTCATGACCAATCAACTGGTATTACCATTTGTAGAGGAGAAGAAAAAGAACTCACTCGTCGTCAATTCCGTACACCGAAAATTCAGAAGGCTGTTGCTTCGGGTCATCTGATTATCATTGCTGATAAATCGGAAATCGAAAAGTATTCTGAGGCTGACATCGAAAAGTTGGACAAGAGGTTAAATGCCCAGTTTAAAAAGGGCATGACTTTGGAAAAGCTTTCAAAGGGATATTCTCTTGAAGAACTGAAGCTGGTAGCTGGTTTACATGAAATCGTTGCCGAGAAAGATGATACAGTAGAAACACTTCTCCAGGCTTTGCTGGAAGAATTTGAATCTTCTTCTAAAGGTTAATATATGAAAATTACATAAGACAGACTAATATGAAAAATAATCTGGACTTTTTGTACGTTACGTCAGGTCTGGAAGTTTCATTCAGAGTCATATCCAAAGTCCCGGCCAAATCTATTTTTGACTGGGACTTTGGCGATGATAAGGGAGAGGTTTTCAATGGTGGAAGACATGTTTCCTATTCTTATGAAGCTCCCGGTTTCTATACCGTAACATTACATGTAACTAACTCTAGCGGTTTAGATATCACCGTAGATAAGACTCTGGTAGTTTGTGATTATGGGCATACGGCATTAGCCGATACAATATATAATTTAATTGACCATTATATTCCATCAGAAATCTCCGATGGTATGACACGAGAGGATAAATCCATTTACATCACCAAGTGGCAATATTATATTGGACCTCTAGTAAATCATACAATTCCACCAGATAAATATACTGACGAATTATGGTATGAAGCACTAGAAAACCAATTAATAATGGAATTGGCAGCATGGGATTTTCTTAATGTGAAGATACTTAACTTATTAACGAGTACTTCTGAATATTTAAGTCAATTAACTTCTAACAAAGAACAAACCGGTGATGGTACCTCTAAACCAGAACTTGCCCGAGGTGATAGAATTAAACAAATCACTACTGGGCCTACTGAAGTGCAATATTATGATACCTTGGCAGATGCTACAAGTTCCCTATGGAAAACACTTTCTCAAGCAATGCAACCGGGTGGATTAATAGATGAATTAAGAAAGAACCTTTGCATGTTAGCTTCACGATTGGAAATCTACTTACCGTTCTGTGATGAAGTATTCAGAACTGTAATACCAAGGGTAGTTAACCGAAGAAAACCTGGTATATTAGATGGGCCTAACCCAAGTGCACCAGTAAAGGGTGGTAATGACTCAATTTTAACTAAACTATGACAAAAGAACCATGGAGAATGGTAAAGAACCGCTCTTGGGATAGATACAAGAAAATTATCACCGATTTCTTGGATTGGGATGCTGGTAGACAAACCATAACTTGGGCAAAAAATGTTAACCAACTTCTCAGTCATGCCGAAGATAGTATACCCAAGTATTACAATATCCAAATCGAGGCATTATGTTACTACAATGCTTTCAGAAACTGGCCAATTAATAAGGCTACAGTAACTGGAGAATTGGACGATGAAAACTTATCAATACTAATTTCTAAATCTTATATAGAACAGATTGGTTATCTTACCTCTGAGGGATATTGGGATTTTAATTGGGAACAAGATAGGTTCGTAATCAATGGCATAACGTATAAACCATCCGGTGACACTCAAACTGCTCAGGCAAAGGATGAGGCTCTAGTTTTCATGGTTATCCTAAAGAGAGACCGAGATACCAAAATTGAATTTGTAGAATAAAACATTAAGTGTATGGCAAAGATGTTAGTACTGAGGTGGACCCCAATTACTACCTCCAGTGGAATCTGGTTTGATAGTAATCTGGTTATCCTTAATGGTACATCTGGAGTTCATATTGAAATGAAAGGTAATGGCAACGATGTAACGGCATTTCAATCGATGACCGGAAACAAATTTGTCACCTGCTTTCAAGATTACTTCGGTGATATCTGGGATAAAATAATACCTCATCCTGGTATAGGCCAGGTAATGAAATTCCGTGTAAATAAGCTTCCCGATTATGCTTGCATACGGGGGGATATAGAAGACGGTGGAGATGTAGATCCAGAAAATCCGAATATACCAATGAATGCCTTCTGTGGTTCAGAGGGAGAACCATTCAGGGATATAGATTCGGAATTCTTACTGGGTCGTCAACGTTCAGTAATTAATCCTTAAATTTTATAAATATGTATGTAAGTAAATATTACACCTGCGAAGAGATTGACCAGCGGTTGTTACAGGGTTACTATGATGACTTTGTTCGTGCTGGCTTTGGGGGAACTATAAATGAGTTCTGGGCTTTCGTACTTTCTATCAAAAATAAGGTAGATAAGAAGGAAGGATATGACTTATCTAAGAATGACTTCACTGATGAGTTAAAAGCTAAACTTGATGGCATTGAAGAACATGCAAACTACATCACTAAGGTATCTCAGCTTGAAAATGACTTAAAGTATCAAACTGAGGAAGAAGTTAAACAGATGATTAGTGATTTGGTTGATGGTGCAGATGATGCTCTTGATACTCTTAAAGAGTTAGCAGAAGCTTTGGGTAATGATCCAAATTTTGCTACAACTATTACCAATAAGCTAACCGAATTACGTACTGCTTTAACAGAAGAGGTTAATCGAGCTAAAGAGGCAGAAGCCGCTTTGGGTGCAGCAGTAGCAGCAGTTCAGGATAATCTTGAATATGGGCTAGATCAGATTAACAAGAAGATTGATACTGTAAAGTCAGATTTAAAGGCAGAAATTGATCGAGTTGAAAGAAAGGTAGACAAGAATACCGATGACATCAAAGACCTTAACGATAAAATAAATAATAATAATAATAAACTTGAGAATGAACTCAAGGGACTCATTCAACAGGAAAGAGAAGAACGTATCGCTGCTGATGCTGAGATTAAGGAAAGTGTAAATGAACTTAAGACCCTTCATATCAATGATAAGGCCACACTCGAAGCTAAAATTGCTGAAGAGACTGCCAACCGTACCAATGCTGATACTGTCTTGGATTCTAAGATTAACGAGGAAATTACTAATCGCCAATCTGATACCCAGGCTCTTCAGAGTAAGATAGATCAGGAAAGAGTAGACCGTCATTCGGAGGACCAAGTTCTTCACAATGATATTTCTAAAGAGGTAGCAGATCGTACAAATGCCGATAACCTTCTTCAGAGTAACATCGATAAAGAAGCACAAGCTCGTACTTCTGCTGACCAGGTATTACAGAATAATATCGATTCAGAAGCAACTACAAGAGCTGCTCAGGATTTAGTCCTTGATCATAAAATTGAGGATATAAAATTACAGGGCCAAGCAGATAAAGCCCAATTACTCGAGGCAATTGCTGCAGAGGCTATGGCTCGTGAAAATGCCGATATCGATCTCGATAATCAAAAGGTGGATAAACGAGAGGGTTATTCATTAACTAAGAATGACTTTACAGATATACTCAAAGCTAAGTTGGACGGTATTGAAGAACATGCCAACTATATTACCCATTTATCTCAGCTTATCAACGATTCAGGTTTCCAAACTGAGGACGAAGTAAAAGCAGCTATTCAAGAAATTGTAGGTGCTGCCCCTGAAGTACTTGATACTCTTAAGGAAATTGCCGATGCTTTGGGTAATGATCCAAATTTTGCTACAACTATCACCAAGAAATTGGCGGCTATTACTGAACAGGTTAATCAGGAAATAGAGGACCGTATTGCAGGTGATGAAGCAAATAGTGCTGAAGTAGCTACAGAAACCCAAGCCCGTAAAGATGCAGACATTGCTCTTGAGGCTAAGTTAAAAGAATATATAGACAATAAGTCTGCAACTGGCGATGCTGCAATTGGAGTTGTAAGGGATAATCTTAACAAGGAAATCCAGGATAGAAAGGATGCCGATGCCGCTATTAAGGCTTCTTTAGATAAAGAGATTGCTGACAGAAAGACTGCAGATGATGCTTATAATGTTAGTTTGACTAACGTTAATAGACGTATAGCCGAGTTGGCTTTAAGTATTCAAGATTCTATCAATACCTTACGTAATGAGCTTACTGAGCAAGTAAATGCTAATACAACGGCTATTGCTACGAATACTCACAATATCGAAAGAAATTCTGAGTTAATCACAAACTTAACTAAAACCGTAAGTGATAACTACAAGGAAGTTAAGGATATGATTAACGAGGAAATCGTTGACCGTACCAATGCCGATACTGCCTTAAGTTCTAGGATTGATAATCTTAATATAGACCTTAATACTGAGAGAGTAGAGAGGATTGCTGCCGACCAAGTTCTTCAAGTAAATCTTGACAAAGAGATAGCAGATCGTACTGCTGCAGATAATGCTTTGAGTACGGAGTTTACTGCTAAATTGGATAATACTAAACAGGCTTTAGAATCCGAGGTAGATAAACTTAACCTCAAGTTAGATCAAGAGAAGGAAGATAGAATTGCAGGTGATAATGCTTTAGGAACTCGTATTGATTCTCTAGAGGTAGGTAATACCGATGCTATGAATGAACTAAAAGCAAAGGTAAATGCTAATACCACTGCTATTAATGCCGAGAAAGACCGAGCTATTGCAAAAGAGACCACTCTGGAGGCAAAGATAGATACCAATCTTCAGAATCACAGGGATGATATGGCCGGTATCACTCGAGATATGCTTACAGAGAAAAATGAACGTTTGGCTGGAGACACTCTACTTCAAACCAATATTGATAAAGAAGCAACTGATAGAGCTAATCAAGATACACTTATCAGTAATGCTCTTGCTCAAGAGAAGGCAGATAGGATTGCTGCTGACCAAGCACTGGATAATAAGAAGGTAGATAAAGTAGATGGTAAAGTACTTTCTTCTAATGACTTCACGGATTTGCTATATGCAAAACTTGATGGCATTGAAGAACATGCAAACTACATCACTAAGGTATCTGAGTTATTAAACGATTCTGATTTTCAGAATGCAGAACAAGTAGAGGCTGCAATCCAAAATATTATTGGTTCAGCTCCCGAAGTATTGGACACTTTGGCAGAGATTGCTAAGGCTCTTGGTGATGACCCCAACTTTGCAGCAACCATTACTGCTAAGCTTACCGAGTTGGAGAATAAGCTTGAAGCCGAAAAGAACTTACGAGAACAAGGTGATAATACTCTACAACAGTCCTTTACTAACTTAAGTACTACACTTACTACCACAGTAAATGAGCTGAGAACTTTTGTAAGTGAAACTCGTACAGAGTTGTTAACTTCTCTGAATGCTACTAATGCTCTGGTAACTCAGAATACTGCTAATATCCAACGTAACCTGGAATTAATCCAGGGTATTCAAGATAATATTAATGGTAATTATACTGCCATTACCGATCTGTTAAATAACGAAATTGCCGCTCGTAAAGCTGAGGATATTCGGTTGGAAGCAAAGATTGACCAGAATACTTCTGACCTTAATACCGAGAGTGAAGAGAGAAAGGCTGCTGATAAAGTTCTTCAAGATAACATAGATGCAGAAGAGGCTGCTCGTACTTCTGCAGACACTGCTTTGGGTAAACGTATCGATAAGGAAATCCAAGACCGAACCGATGCAGATACCGCTTTGGATAATAAGTTTACTAATATTACTGATGACCACGAAGAAAGGTTGGTAGCCGAGGAAGCAACTTCTGATGCTTTACCCAATACCATGGTTACTGGTGTAAGTGAAATAAGTAGAGATGACTCTAAACTTACTTTCAAGGTAAATACTTCTACTAAGGACGTTTCTAACAACAAATATGGAGAATCTAATGAGGCCATTAAAGAACTTCTTCCGGTAACCCAATCTCTTGCAGGAGTTATGACTGCAGCAGATAAGATTAAGTTGGATGGGCTAGATGAAAATTCTATTACCGGTCTCTCTGCTGATTCAGATGCTGAAAAAGTTACTGTTACAGTAACTAAAGATAATGGTTTGAATCTTGATACTACAGAAACCTTTGATTTGCCTCAGGTATCTGATACTAAGGCGGGTACGATGACTGCTAAGGATAAAGTAGAGTTAGATAGAATTACTACTGTTAACTTTGCTCTTGGGGATGTAACCCCAAATGAGACTTCAGTAGGCATTGCTGCTACTAAAACTGTAATTGAGGATGGTACTGTAGAACAGAATCCAATTACTTTACCTGCTTCTACTGCAGAAAAAGCTGGTGTACAATCTGCTGCAGATAAGAAGCTGTTTGATTCTCTTCCTGAGAAGTTTATAAGTTATCATAGGAATCCAGTTCCTTATTCAGACCATGTAGACTTAGTATCTCTACCCTCAACTTTTAATAGAGATACTGGAGTATATGAATTAAAGGGCACTGATAATATCAGTATATCAAAGGCAACTAAAGAAAATGCCGGAGTTATGACTGCCGTAGATAAGACAAACCTGGATGAGACCTTACCCAATGCAATAGCTCAAGAAATCCAGGATAGAAAGGATGCTATTGAAGCTTTGGATGGTAAATCGGAGGCAGCTCTTGCTGAAGAAGTTCAAGCCCGTAAAGATGCAGATACCGCTCTCGACACAAAATTTACTAAAGCAGTAAATGATGAAGCAACTGCTCGTACTTCTGCAGACACTGCTTTGGGTGCAAGGATTGATAAGGAGATTAGCGATAGAACTGCAGCAGATACAGCCCTTGATACTAAACTCCAGAATAATATTAATGCTCTAGAGGCTAAGCATGATGCTTTTGTAGCAACTAAGGGACAACCTGATGGGTTTGCTCCATTGGATGGTAATGGATTGGTACCAGCTAACCATTTGCCTTCATATGTAGATGATATTATCGAAGTATATGCTAGTTACCAGATGAGCAATACGGGTCAATTATCCGACATAGAATTGTTTTCTGATCCCAATTATCAAACTCCAATAGTTGGAGAATCAGGTAAGATATATGTCAATGTAAGTGAGGGCGAGCCATCATATCAATTCCGTTGGTCAGGTAATCAATTTGTAGATAGTAATACTTCTTCTCTCATCATTGGGCAAGTTCAAGGGACTGCCTTCGATGGTAAGAGAGGTAAACATCTTGAGGATATCATAGATAGTTTATCAACAGAAATTGTTGTCGACATTAAAAAGCCTACTTGTACTTCTTTGAATGTAACTATACCCTTTGATTATACAGAAAAAGATAGACTCAGTGAGATTTATGAGACTATCGTAAATAAATCAATTACTATACCTAATGTTAACAGTACGTATGCTGGTGTAATGACTGCGGGTGATTACTCCAAACTTCATACCACATTACCCAATGCAATCCAAACAGAAGAGGAAGCTCGTATTGCAAAAGATAATGAGCATGATAAACTAATCAATAGTTTACCTCAGGAGATAATGACGGTAATAAACGGTATTACCCAAAATACGAATAATCTCGGATTAAAGTATTTTAGATGGGTAAAGAATACCGAAGAGGGCTCATATAGTAGAGGTACAGATGTAAATGTCACTATACCAGCAGCAACTAAGACTACTGCAGGTGTAATGACTGCAGCTGATAAGACTAACTTGGATAATACCGTACAGGGGTTGGCAAATGAGATTACCAATAGAACTAATGCTATCAATGCTCTTCGTACAGAATTGAAAACTTACGTTGACGATTTGATTGCCGATACTGGTTCAGATGTAACTGCCTTAGAAACTAAGGTAAATAATCACATTGCCAATAAATCTAATCCGCATGCAGTTACTAAAACTCAGGTTGGATTGGGTAATGTTAATAATACTTCTGATGCTGATAAGCCAGTATCTACTGCTCAAGCTACTGCTATTGCTGATGCTAAGGCTGCAGGTACTGCTGCTCAGACTTCTATCAATAGCCATGCTGGTAGAAGAGATAATCCTCACGTAGTAACTAGAGCTCAATTGAGTTTGGCAACTACCGACCAGGTAGTATTTGCTAAGACCACGGCTCCTTCTGGTTTCTTCAAAGAATCCTCAGATGTTCGACTCAAATCTAATATCAAGGATTTGAATCATACTCTGGAACAGATTTGCCAGATACCAACCAAGTCATTCGAAATGCTTGGTAAAGAGGACGAGGGAACTATTGCTCAGAATCTTGAGGGATTGGGATTTGGTAAATATGTAGAGGAAGTTCCAGTAGAGAAATCTACAGTACCTAATCCAGAGGAATTCGAAACTTTGGAAATCAATGGAGAAGAATATGTACTCGTAAAACAAGTTAAATATCACAAGATGTCAACTTTGGCAATCGAGGGTGTTAAACTTCTCTACGATGAGATTAAGGCTTTGAAGGCTGAGATTCAAGAACTTAAAAATAAATAATCATGGGAGAGATAGCAACCTGGAGTGCTGTCAAAACTAAAGTAGGCCTTGGTAAGACAGGAAATGACTGCCCTACCAAGGCTGAATTGTTAGCACTCTCCTCGACAGGAACAGGGGAGAATTATGTGGGGTTGGAACTATCCAATGCCAGTTCCTATGGAAATAATGAATGTGTAAAGCTGGAAGATATACACAAGGTAACTTATAAGTATACTTTTGTTGCTCAAAATACTACCCTTAACTTTCCAGCATTAGGTGGGAGACCTACCCCAATTTATGTAAGCTTAACCTCTACTCGGCAGAAGTACTTGGATGGAGTTACTTCTGGTTCTTCAGAGGGTATATCCTATGAGGTCTCCACCACTGTACCAGATTGGTTAAACGATAGTAGTATGGGTAATTGGGTAGCTACCGAAAATACTGCATTAAGTCAACGTTCGGTCAATTTAGTTTTTACACAAAATATAACAGGTAAGATAGTAACTGTTGCTTTTGTCCAAGCTGCAGCTTCTCAATCTTGGAGTTATGGGTTTAGTGTAAACCCCACTTCTATGTCATTTGGGGCTACAGGAGGTACTAAAACTTTCACGGTAACTTCATACAAGCAAGAATTAAGAAATGGTCATAACTATGGTAACCAAATTTCTTTAACTTATACTAGAGCTAATGGAGGAAGTATATCCGGTACCGGTACTTCAGTAACTATGGGTAATAATACTTCTACCAGTACTCGTAGTGGTACCGTAACTTTAACCCAAGCAGAAACCAATAAGAAAGTAACCATATCTTGTTCTCAATCTGCAGGTTATAAGACTTATAGTGAAATTACTGCAAGGGGTGGAGCTGTAACAGATATAACTGCAAGGGGAGGTCCAAGAAGTTCATTTACTACTTTGCCAACTTATTCCCAGACCTGGGGATGGAATGGTTCTACAACGGGAGGAGGTACGATTACAAGTGGTGCTAGTATTAGTTATGGTACTGCAGTTAGTGCAAGTAATCTGGAAGATACAGTAAAATCTAGAACCCAAGTAGGTACACTTACTGGTACCTTATCACTCAATGGTAAAACTAAATCTGTAAGTATACCTGTATATCA